TCATAAAATTCTCTTAATAAAAATCGTTTCAATGAAATTCTTCTCATAAAATTCTCTTAATAAAAATCGTTTCAATGAAATTCTTCTCATAAAATTCTCTTAATAAAGACTATTCAAAAATTTTTTAAATCACCAATTTAAATTTTGATCATTTATTAAACATACAAACACACATTATGTACCACAAGTTGACTGCATGTGAATGTGCTTATGCTACTCTCTAACCTAACGATTAGAGTAACCCCTTTGACGCTTCTCAGGCGTGATAACCCGGCAAATCAAATACAGGAAGTCAGCGAAGTTATTGTTTTGATCAGGTTCAGAATTTCAAATTTATATTTAGCACTTAGATCATAATTTGCAAATTAAGATTCAGTGAATCAGCAAATGATACAGCTCAAAATTCTAATCATTAATCACATCATTAATATGACATTCATAATATTATGATTATCGTTATTATGATTATCGTTATTATGATTATCGTTATTATGATTATTATGATTATTATGATTATTATTATTATTATGATTATTATGATTATTATTATTATGATTATTTTTGAAAGGATTTTTGAGATTTTTCTTACTATATTTTTATCGACACCTTCAGGACAGCTGACCAAGGACGCCAGTTCGACATGGTATTATTATGAGTCTCTTCAGTAATTCCACAAACAGACGGCACACAATTTATTTCGCTTAAGACTGAAATAAACCACTGAACTTTACAATCGCAATAATAAAGTTTTCTGTTGCGTAAATCATTACTTACTATATTAGACTCTACCATATTGTCTTATGGATTCGATCACTTTAATGATCTTATTTGCTTGTATTGAATCTGCGGGATTTGTTTTATCGTATATAACCCTTAAGAAGTATCAATAAAAGTTCTACACCCACGCTCAAGAAGTCACTGTAATGAATCTATCACTCAATCCGCGATGAACGATAGCATGAATAATATATTTTAAATAGTACTATTTAATTATTATATACATAGCTAGCTAACTTAATTTAACTTTATTCAAAATTTATTTTATGTTAAAATTTGGTAATAAAAAATCCTAGCAATGGTTGCAAGTCATCACTATGATCAAAGTACTAATTATTAATTCAGTTATTAGTAAACTGTCATACCGATCTAGAACAGTATGAAGCAACCTATTCGTTGCCACCGAATGACAGGATTTGAACCTGTTATCTTCTCGACGGAGCTGCTTTTACCACTTAAGCTACATTCGATAATTATTTGATATTATGAAAAAAGCCATTACTATTGGTAATGGCTTAATGTTAAAATTATCTTCAGGGACATGTAACTTTTCACTGAAATTAATCAGCTACAAGGCATTCGCAAATACAGTCTATTTCCTTCGTAAGATAATTTTATGTTACTATGTCACCATAGTTTGCAATAATCCTAAGCGACCGTGTACTTAAGCCCCATCCGGGATTATCGACTTGAATGAATCTTCTCGTTGAGCATTATTCAAGCACAGAATAAGAGGCCTGAAGACTACTGTCGATTTATATATACATTTTAATAGTAAGTAACTTAACTATCTAGGAATTTTTTCTTTTTTGAACCCATGAATCTTATACTCTGAAAGTTCATCATATGTATGTTCATTTTTAATTTGATTCTTTCGTCGTTTGAAATCATTTGATTTATTACGATTACCGTTCTCAGAAAAATTTTCCTTTTTAAAAGACTTTCCCATAGCTTTATTTACTTTATATTTCTATTAAGTTATCGGCTACATATATCAATGTTAGCCTGTGTGTTATCATCAAAGATAATAAGCATATTATTATCTTTTATCATTGCATCAGATATATAGATATTGATCTCTTTTGACTTTTTATCTTGAAATAGTTTTAACACTTTTAGTAAAGCATGTGCATGAATTTCAGCCTCATTAGTAACATCTTCAACAGTGCCAATCTGTTTACTTTTTATTGATGATACATGTTTTGCAGCTAATATATTTTTAACTGATATTTTTAGTGTACCATCTTTTACTGTTACACCAAGAATCTTTTTTGATGCTGAATATTCTTCAGCAAATACGCATATCTTATACAAATCATCACAGCCAATTTTAAGGTAGTTTTCTAATTTGTCATAATATGTTACACTAACTGGCGGTATATCAGCAGTAATAACTGCATATTTAAATTTAGGCCCAATAAATACAGTTTTTTCTACAGCTGATTCAACTTTTTCTACAGAAAGATCAAAATTATCTTTTAATAATGACTTTAGTAAATTCGCATCATCTCTATGCAGAGTCATATTCACAAATTTATCCTTTGTAATTACATATGACCTACGAGATGTTGTCGTCATGCTTGATTCATTAAATTGAATATACATATCACGTGCATACGTATAATCTTGTGTATATCCGACAACCGAATTAATTGCATTCCTTAATTTAACTGAGTTAATTGTACCAATCTCAGATATTGTACCATCTAAAATATATTTACTTGTATCAACTTCAACAACTCTAAACGGTAACCATCCACCACCAATAATATTAAATTCATACTGCGATAAATTTTTTCTAATTATAAATTTGTCACTATTAGCACATTTAACTAAAGCAATTAAGTCATTTATTGATACAGCAATATAGTCATCGATTATATTGCTGCTATTAAATAAATCAACTTTGTATTCAATATAATTAGATGTATCATCTATTGCTCTACATACTAGCTGATTATCTTCTACATGTAGAAGAGCAATCTTTGCTAAGTTTGATTTAGCTCTAGAATTCATTGTTTTTGCAAACGAAATGAAATTTGTAAAGTCATCTCCATTAAAATAGAGATACATATTATTAGCTTCACACATACTTTAAGCTCCAATTAAATCCAAATATTTAGCTATCTTTGATCTACATTCAATAGGAATTTGTAAATTGCTGAAATAACTACGAATGTCCATATCTGAAGATGAATATGAACTCGTAATAAATCCAATTAAGTCTTTCATAGAAAATATTTGTTGATTATTTGGTGCTGAACTTTCAACAAATATTTCAGATGCACTTTTACAAACAACCTCTAAATAAGCCGCTTTACATTTTGTGCAATTAAATACTAATATACGCGGTATTCGTGTTTTATTATACGGTTCTGATGTATTTCTTGATAAAGAACCTGGAATATATAAAGTAGTATTTCCTATAATTTGGGTATCACACGGTGCATGGAAATGACCTAAAACCATTGTATCATAATTTAAATTAATAACATCATCATGACTTAATGAATAATCATCTAATGAAAATTCATAATACCGATGAGCTATGCACACTTCATAATTATCAGACTGCTTTTTACAAATTTCTTCTGGATAATTGAAACATCTAAGTATTGTTTTATCAATAAGCAATTCGTTTGGAGCAAGCTTTACATAATCAGTCGCTAATAGAATTCCTAATGCAGTAGATTCTAACGTGTCCATTCTATTATTTTTAATATCATGATTACCAACAATAGTATATACTGTGATTCCTTTATCACGTATTCTTTTAAATGTATTTATGACTACTGCAAGATATGGCAATGATGTATATGGTGCATCAAACACATCACCTAATAGAATAAACTTATTACAATGATATTGACTAGCAATATTTGATAAATATTCTAATTTATTTAGAATATTAATTGGATAATTGTCACATCGAGATACTGGAGAATTGCATTTGAGGTGCATATCACCAATAATAAATACGTTTTGCATTATAAAACCTTAATCTTATTGTATTGCTCGTTAATAGAATTCAATTCATCTGTTAACTTAGATGTTAAATCACAAATAATTTTTTCAACTGATTCTACAGTTGATAAATCATATTCAGGATATTTGTCCTGAATTGTTTTAATATCTGTATTTAATTGTTCAAGCTTTGCTTCATATTTTAATTTTTCAGCTGTTAATTCAGAGTGCTTTGTTTTAAGTTCATTAAATTTAACAATAAGCTCATCATTATTCATTACTATTCTCCATTAGAAATAAAAATAATCCCTAAGCATTTATTAAATACCTAGGGATTCATACAATGCTCAATGTATAATATACATTGAAATATGTTCTCTAATAACTAATATTAATCAACAAATAAAACTTTTGCAGCCATTGCAGGTTTAAATTTAACTGCCTTATGTGCAGGAACTTCAATCACTTCACCCGTCTGTGGATTTCTACATTTACGTGCTGCACGCTCTGTTACCATAAATTTACCAAGTTCGCCAAGTTTAACTTCATCACCAGCTTTAAGTGCTTCAAGCATCACATTAGCAACTTTATCAATAACATTTTTTGCATCTTTTTCATCTTTTAGATTAAGAGCACTTTTAACTTTCTTAGCGAATTCACTTTTAGTCATAATACTAAATCTCCATGTTGTTAAATTGTTAAGTAATATATAGTAATTAACGCTTTATGTAATAATAGATATGTAACTACTTGCAATTAAGAATTTCGCTTGCAAATCCATGGTTTGTGGAATAGTATATTTTTCTGATTCCTTTACTTATAATAAATGGCATACAACTTGCACATGGTCGTGCTAAGCCATATTCACCACTCTTTTTTACACGTACTATATACAACTCCAAATCTTTATAGATAATATCTTGTTTTATTTGATTTAAACAAGCTATCTCTGCATGTAGTGTGTGCATATTTTTTATGCTAAAATCACATTTATACCGATAATTATCATATTCAGCTTGTATTGGATGAGTTTTAAGCTTATTAGATGAAGCAGCAATAATTTTATTTTTTAATACAGCAATACAACCTAAATGAAATATATCGAAATTCGATTCCAAAGCAATCGTCGCAGCCCTATCAAAAAATCTCATTTGCTGTTTTGAAAACATATAACCATCCTGAAGTGCGTTATAATGAACTGAGCAAACCATGCTCAATAAGTAAAGCCATTATAGCACACTTCGTCTAATCTGTCAACAAAAATTTTCAAAATTTTATAGTGAACACTTTATCATGAGCATGTTACTAAATCATAAACACGCGTCGCATAGTTGATTGCCACACAGTGGACATACTTTAAATTTTGCTAGTTCAGCTTTAATTGGTAACTCTTTTTTAGCTAAATTGGCACATTTATCTTTAATTATTTTATATTCACTATGCTTACGATGTAGCTCAATTAAGCTGTCTATATTAGACATATTTATATTTTTTATCTTATCGAGTACATCAATAATAGAACTAAACTTGTCTTTTAATAATAGCCTTTTATTTTGTTTAGTTAGACTGTCAATAAAATCATCACTAATTTTTCCAAGTATAGAATTTGAAATACATTTATTTAATAATCGTACTTTTTTATTAGTATCAAAGTAATCTTTTGTTTTTATATTTAGTTTATTCAACTCTATTATTGTTGAAACTAAATCAATTGCTGCAGAATTCTTTTCTATAAGTAAAGCAATATTATGCTGTAAATTTGTAATATTGATCTGGTTACTTTTACTAGTTAGTAATGTATTCAAATCTAAAAGACACTTAATTGTATTGCTAATGCTTTCAATTTTATCAGCTGTACATTTAATTTGCTGTACTTTATTTATTAAATTAACTGCTGTGGCTTTATCTGAAGCATATCTATTTAACTCTTCTAATACAGAATATTTATGCTTATATGCAATTAAGTCACTATATAGTTTTTCAATAGGTGCAAATTCTTTTTCTTGTGATTCTAATTGTTCTAAATCATGCTCAAGGTGATCTTTTACTTTTTCATTTGTAGCAATATCATTTGCATTTGATTTAACATCAGTATTATAATAATCATTCATTGATGATACATCAAATGTACTTCTATATGTTAAAACATTATATAGCGTTGATTGACTACCAAATATTAGAAATGGTGTTGAAAACTGTAGATTGAAATTAAAGTTAATATCTTCACCATTAATATCAAGATTGCCTATTTTTAATATATCTGCAGCTTGCTGTACAGCTGATCGACCAACTTTAGCATACTTATTTCCATTTACAGTATAATAAAATTTATCGCCTTTTGACTTTACATTTCTTGTATATGCTACAGAATCATCGCCAACATTAATTTCAATATTCATTGTATTTTTTCCAAATGAAATATCACTATCTGAAAATTCATTTGTTGCAATATTATGAATACTTCGCATCAAAGTTGATTTACCTGAACCTGATTGACCAATAATAAGATTCAAACCAGGTACAAATTCAACATCACAATGATTTACTATTCCTACATTATCTAATGTAATTTTCATAATTCCTCAAGTAAAAGCTTAAGCTCTCTTGCAAGATTATTTTTATTTTCGTCAATATTTGTTAGCTTATAAAAAAGATTTGTTAGTAATGGTTCATGGTTACCCATGTTATATGCTTGTATCATTACATTGTATTTTTCAACAGTGTTAACACTCATTGAATCAAAATCTTTCTTTAAGAAAGAAATATACTCATCTAGTGTTTTTGTTGAATTATATAAATCTACAAATTTCTTATATACTTCATACCGTTTAATTGCACGCTTAAGATTTTTACTCTTAGTACTAATTTGCTGCATATTTGTATTACCTGTCATTTTATTATGCCTTATTTATTTAAAAACGGATTTTCAAAATTAACTAAAAAACTAATATAGTTATAAGCTTTTTGAATTTTTGATGTAAGTACCTTATATTTTTTAACAGTGTCTAAATCAGGAATTATACATACATCATCAGCATTGCTATTAATAGACATAACATAATCAGAGAATATAGTCATATAAAAGTCAGTCATTATTTCATTTGCTTTTTTCAGCTTAGTATATAGTGATCTAAGTTCTGAAAAGCTCTTAATATTTTTAAGAGTAATAGAGTTGATAAATTCATCATTATATGTACTCACATTATTAGCACGATCTTTCTTTGCTGATACTTTTGGCATAACACTAAAATCCTATATTAAATTTAAGCTAAAAATAAAAACTTAGCCATTTAACATGACTAAGTTTTATATACAACGTTTTATTATTATAATAAGCATCTATTGCCAATTTATTACAATAAGATTATTCATATCGATGAAAACAGTACCATATTCAATACTATATTTTTCACTGTCATCATTTTTAATAATTATTCCAATTGGTACAAGCTCAACATTTTTTCGTAAATAATTGATTATTTTAAAATCTTTTGATTTAAGAAAATCTGAGTTTTGAAGCTTGCTAGCTAAATTAAACTTTGATGATTGAAGCTTATAATCATATAAGTCATGTCTATCATATTTTAGTTGCTTAATAGTATATTTATTAAACAGTGTTAAATAAAATCTATATTCATATACAGCTGAATTTTCATTTACTTCAACACCCTGAAATGCCGGCAAACCAGATATATCAACTACACAGCCATAACCATCTATCTTCTTGCCAACATCATCACCAACTTTTGATGTACAATTATCATGATAGTTGTACTTTTTAAATTTTTTAATAGCTGGTAAAACATGTGCTTTATACCAGTCAGCATAATCTGATAAATCTTCTGTTGTATAATAAAATCTATTATCATCTTTTGAATATTTAATATGATTAATAGGCACAACAGTACTACAAAATGCTTCTGATTTATCAAAATCATCTAATGATGAAAAGCATTCTATACCATCTCTAACTGATTCTTTTGTATATATTCTGTATTTTTCTAGCTTTAAATCAGATATTTTTTCTTTTGAAATTACTAACATTGTTTTATATTCCTAATAATATAAATAAAATCACCCACCTATAAATAGATAGATGGGTGACCTAGGAGCTTTAGTATGAATTGTGGCTTAATTTTATATTTAAAGCAATATAAAAGCAAATAATGTAAATTCTATTATCACAACAGTACTACATCATCGATCAGCCATTTTTATAGATATTTGATTCATTTATAAAAATCACTAAATCTTCAAATTCTCGATTGAATTTGAAATGCTGTTGTGCATAAAATTTCCATGTAATCGGGTACTTCTCTATTTTTTGCAATAAAAAATTTAATATAGATAATTTATTATTAACTTTAAAGTCAGAATCTAAACATTTTGCAATATTTTCTATGTCCTCTATAATTGACTTATAACTAATGTACAAAATACATAACATTTTATAATTAGATTCGACTATAGAACTTGTCATTATACAAACCTTACTTTTGAAATTTGTGTTTGCTTAATACCATTATATTCAGATAATTTTTGTACAGTAGCTTCAACCTGCTTATGAGATTTAAAATCAGTGTCCATATTTTCATTTGCAAATAGTGTAATTGAATTACCATTTACATCATGAATTTTGTATAGATACCATTTTGAATCACCATTTTTAAATTTAGAGGTTCCTGATTTAATCATCTTGAAATCTCTAATACAAAATGCTACAGAATCACCTTCTTCACCTAAATATTCAGATACTTTTTCCATTTCATTTAACGCTACAAATGACATATGCTTATCAAATGAAGCAAATGAACTTGCTATTAAACCAAGCTTAACTTCATCAATTTTTGGTTTAGCAATTTCTAATTTTACTTCTTTAAAATAATCGCTATCTTGTGAATTGATATATGCAAACCATTTTGATACGCGATCTTTTACAGAAGATAGTTGTTCATCTGATAATTCATTTTTGATAAGCGAATCAAAAAGTTTATTAGCCGTACAATTATCTTCATCATCTGCTCGCTTTACATATCCGTTTTGTGATGTTTCATATGCAGCATACCTAATAACAGACTGTACATCAAATTTAAGACCCATTAATTACCAAAGCTCCAAGTTTATTGTTAGTAATATTATCAACACAATACTACTAATATACATCATATATTGATAAAATAAAGCTGCCAAATTAATTTGGCAGCTAAACTATATTAGAAGTTAGGATCGTATGGATAAAACTTTCCTTCATCAAACTCATACCCATTTAATTTCCAACATATTTTACTAGATGTATATTCCCTAACTTCTTTTATATTCAACTCTTTATTATTCATATTTAACTTTTCAGATGGCCATGTCTTTTTCATTTTAACATTATAAAAATGCTTACTATTCCATGCAGCATGTTTACATTCTGTTACATTAAATGAAATTGTTCTATCTTTGTAATAGTTATCTCTTACAACAAAGTCAACAGAAAATTCATCTTTTTGTGATATAGTATATGTTATATAGTATGACTTACCGCCACTAACACATCGTTTAATCTCACTTTCAATATATGATTTCAAATCATCAATAAATTGTTTAAACTGTTCATTGTGTTTGTTTAATAACTCTGCTTGTTTAGACCCTTCTTCCTTTATTCGTTTTCTTAATGCACTTACAAGCTTTTGCTGAGCAACTAGCACATTCATATCAGAGATTTCTTTTATATAGTTTTTGAGTCTACGTACATATTTTAATCCATCAATTACATGTGTTAATTGTTTTATTGCTAGATTAAGATCTTTTATAACATCACCATGAAATCGTGCTCGAGCTGGGTTTAGCTGAATGTCCATTGTTTTATCATCAAGTCATTCTTGTATTGTATCATATGTTTTTGGTTTATCACCATACTTATCAGCATGATAAAAGTACCCAGGCTCTTTATCAATTATATCTTTGCCTTCTTATCAACTTCATCATCAATGTCTACATAAGGATTATTTTTCAAAATCTCATCTGACATTGCATCAAGTTCATCATCAATCGCATCTTCAAATAGTAATTTCTCTAATTTTCTTATGCAATATTCTAGCACAAGTTTTCTTTTCATCTTATACCCATTTTACAATTACACCGCGATCCATATAATCTGCAACTTTTTCTTTAAACTTTTCCCATTCAGCATCACCTTTTTCAGGTGGATATGTATAAGGCTGTGGACAAAGCTTTCCAGTTGCATCTCCATGACGAATAATATGATCTAGTTTAATCTTATAAACATTAGCTAAATAAGCAACTGTCTTTGCAACATTTTCAACAGTTTCATCTTCAAAGTACCAATCAGTTGCAGTTGTAGATTTATTGTTCTTTGTGTCTATCTTTTTAACACAAAAATCAACACCAAGTGAATAATAATTGCCTTTAAAATCATCACCCTCTGCTTGCCATTTTAGATGATTCTTTGCAGCAAGATCATATCTCCAATCTTTTACTTTATAATTTGAAAGCTGTTCTAATGACATTTCTTTGTCTTTTTTAGGTTGTTGAACTTTACCACCAGCAACATGCCACGCTACATATTTAAGTGGAACAGCTGCATAAATATCTTTTTCATCAATGTAAAAATGTGAAGACGCGCCTGTATTGCTCTTCATTGCCTTGCACATAGATTTAGCACCAACATTTATACATGCAGTGTAATGAACAACAATCCAAGTTGGTGGATTGCTAAACTTCTTTCCGTGTGCATATTCATATATTGGATTATGGATTTTAATTTCAACAGGTTCCTTTTTTATTGGTTTAACTTCTTTAGCTTCAACTGCTATTGTAGGCTCTGATTCTGTTTTAGAAGATTCAAGCAAATCAGCATCAGAAGTTGCTATATCTGTAATTTTCTTTTCTATTCTAATGTCACCTATAACTGATTTAAGTGCACAACCAATTTTACTACACCAATCTTTTATCATAATAATTCTCCATGGTTATATAAATTATATACAATTAAAGCCATAGAATGATACCTAAATTTTAGATATCACCTATGGCTTAAACAGCTTTATATCTATGTAACTTACTATATATTATTTATTTTTACGGCTTAAAGCCTTTTCAATATTAGCAATTCTACTTTCAAGTTTTGCTATTCTGTTATGTTTAAATCGACTTTCTTTTACATTCAAACCATTACTAGCAGCATCTTTAAGATCACCTAATGTAATGTTAACATCACCAGCACCATCTGTCTGAGGCATATATTTACGGAGTGTAGCATCAGCGGCTGGTTTTGGCAATACCATACAATTTGCCGTTAAATAAATTGCAGCTTTTGCATCACTGCTAAGTTTATTCCAGTTATTAAAATTAGCATTTGGAACTTCTTTAGTTTCGTCTTCACCCTCTGCTTCATCGGGTTTTTTAGCTGGAGATTTAACAGCTTTAATGCGTTCATCAGTTATAGCAGCAATTGCTTTATTTACATTACCAGCTAAATCTTCAAAATCTGCGTCTCGTACACGAGATGTATTTGTAGCAAGATATTCAAGACCGTCATGACTACCATCAAAATTAACAATACTTTTGAATAGTTGATCTGGTGACATTGCATATAGATTTTCTAATTTACCACTACTTGCAGATGGCAATTTTGTTTTACCAGCTTTTAACACAAGAGCCATTATTAGAGCCTGTGTAACTTTAAGGACATCAGATGCTTTTTTAAAGTCAATTCCTTTTTCCTGTGTTATAATCTGAAGATCTAAAGCTTCCATTGTAGCATCAGGATTTACACAAGCAGTTTGTGACCAACGATGATGACCATCAATAATCAATGAGCCGTTGCATGTAATAATAGGAATTTTTATTTTAACACTATCGCCAGCAATAAGCTGTTGACAACTAGCAGCATTTTGTACAGGGAATTTTAATGAATTTGAAAATCCAATTTCATTTTGTGTAGGATGTAAATTTTTAACAGGCGTTGCAGCATTTGCTACAAACTTAAATTTTACATTCTTTAAACCCATTTCTTCAAGTTGGTCTGCTGATAATGTACCAGCAACTAATTCAAGTGCTAAACGTCCCTTTTCATCGCTCATCATTGTATTAACATCTTGAACGAAATCAATAAGTCCAGCATCTTTTAAACTATTTGTAATTGCAGCTATTTTATCTTGAACTTCAGGATCTTTACCAGCTTTATCAAGATCTTCTTTATCTGCACTTGCATCTTCAGCAGGCTCATCTTCGTCAGCTTCAAACTTACGGCGAATTGATGTATTTGTTTTAAACATTCTCTCTAATCTTGCAAGCCGGTCTTCTAAACTAATACGTGGCATTTTATATTCTCCATATTAATATCATAAATACTTATATGAAATTGTAAACATTCAATATATTTGATATTTAGCATACATTATGCTTAATTTTATACATTAAATGATAAAACCAATTCAGCAATCTGCTCTTTTACAGTTGCTAAAACATCATCTTTATCATAATTATCTAACACCTTATTGATATAAGCTGCAACTATATTCATGTCATCTTCTTTCATTCCTATTGTAGTAAGAATTGCAGTGCCTAATCTAATTCCTGAGGGTCTTACCGGTGGATTAGGATCATATGGAATTGTAGAATATGAGCATTCAATTCCAGCTTTTTCTAAAGCTATCGCTGCAGTTTTACCATCAATTCCTTTAGAAGTTAAATCTACAACCATTAAATGTGAATCTGTACCACCTGAAACAATGTCAAGTCCATATATGTGTAACAATATATCAGCAAGTCGCTTTGCATTTTTAATAACCTGATGTGCATATTCTTTAAATTCAGGTTGTATTGCTTCACCTAATGCAACAGCAAGTGCTGCAATTTGATTCATATGAGGTCCCGTTACTACTTTATCTTTCGATAAAGACTAGACTATACAATGATCTAATTTATCTTTTCTATCTTTAACAACTTAAATTTTCGTATATCATTAACATATTTATCATCTACATGATGTCTTGGTATATACCACTCATCTTTACAAGAAATTAGTTTTTTAACTTGTTTCATTGAAAGATTTAATTGTGTCATAATATCTGTTCTGCATTCACATATATATTTATTGCCATTATTATCAGCTACATAATATCTGTTTGCTGCAGGATTTTTAATGCCTGGTGCTTTCCAATGACTTTCAGAGATTTGTTTACATCTTTATGGTGATAAATGTATTCCTTTTAATTTACTAATTTTAGGTTTACATCCATAATATGCAACATTATAACCACATTGTTCAGTGTTAAATTTTTCTATATATTGGCTTTCTTTTTCCCAAGAGTCTTCTTGAGATACAAACTCAAACTCATCTAACACTTCAATACTATAGTTATTTATACCGCCATTAATCCAATCAATGTACATACATTTACGAGAAGTACATTTATCTTTTGCACTGCATTTATGCTGACTTATTCGTCTACCAAGATTATTTGTTATACCAATATATGACTTTCCAGTTGTAAGTATTGTAATTTTATATATTACAATATTCATTAGATCTCCCCATTATAGTCGTTGAACCTTCCACATAATAATATACACTTATTATAATAAGCAGTTAAATTATTTTAGTGGCTTGGCTGCTGATTTCCCATTTACTTGATACTTAGGATTTGACCATATACCATCGCTATTCTTTTTTCAGCTTTCGCAACATTCACGTCTGTCTTTTCAAACTGCGTTGTAGTGAATAGGGCTTTAGGGCGTTCCAGCAATTTAGAGGATTTTCTTATACACATTTCTGTATATAGGGGCTATTTATTTAACCCTGCATTTCAGGAAATACAGATCTGTCAATTTTCTTTGCAAGCTCACCGCTACATAATATCATTCCACCACGTGGCCCTCGAAGTGTTTTATGTGTAGTAAGCGTAACAACATCAGCATAAGGAATAGGTGAAGGATAAGCACCGCCAACAATTAAACCAGCAACATGAGCAACATCTGCAACAAAATAACACCCTGCTTTATTTGCAATATCTCTTAATCGTTTCCAATCAAGAATACGACTATATGCTGTTGTACCAATCAACATCATTTTTGGATGTAGATTATAAACAAAATCTTCAAGCTTGTTATAATCTATCATCTTTGTGTCTTTATCAACATCAAACTGATGAACTGTATAATTTTCTCCAGTGAAATTTACTTTATGTCCATGTGTTAAATGTCCACCCGAGTTTAATCCTAAACCAACAACAATATCACCAGGCTCACATAATGCATTATAAACTTCAAGATTAGCAGGCGAACCTGAATATGGTTGAACATTTACATGCCAGTCATCAGGTAAATTAAATGCAATTTTAGCTCGTTCAATCGCTAGTCGTTCAATTTTATCAGTATTTTCTTGTCCCTGATAATATCGTTTTCCAGGATAGCCTTCGCTATAATTATTCGTAAACACGCTGCCGAGACATCTTAATACATTATCAGATACTTGATTTGTAGAAGCAACCATCCTCAATGTTGAATGCTGTCTTTTCTCTTCTGCAGCTAATATGTCAAAGACTTCTTTATCTTTCATATATTATCCTATAATAAAGAGTTTACTATTTCTTTAATTTTCGCTTGATTATTACCAGTAACTCTATTAATTTCAATGCCATCTTTAAAAAATACTACACATGGAAGATTTTGAACACCTAAATTTTCAACTGTTGATAAAGCTTCTTCTACATTAGCTTTATAAAATACTATATCACTATTATCTTTAAATTCATTACTTAATTTATCGATGAATGGCGATAAAGCTCTACAAGGTCCGCACCAAGTTGCCCAAAAATCAACCACTGTAAATTTATTTTCTTTTATAGTGTTATTAAAATTGTTATCGTCAATATTCATATAGTTCTCCATATAAAAATAAAGGACATAAACTTAACATATGTTAAATATACATCCTTCTTTTCAATTTATTTATTTAAACTATAATAAAGTCATAATTTTAGTTTAAGAATATTTAATATCAAATTGTGAACTATTTAGCTTATAATTTGATATAATATTTGAAACTTCACTATATACAGCATCAGCTGATTTTCTTGCGTCAATTTTTATAATTTTTGTATGTGATTCTAACTTACTAAGAATTACTTTATATGCTTCATATAAATCTTGAAGATACTTAATAGGAATACCAGACTCACAATCTCTAGATCGCTTTTTGATACGTTCTAAAGTATTTTCAGGTGACAATTCTAGCCATATTGTGATATCCGGATATGCTGTTTGTGCTGCTATAACTTTGTGCATATTTATATATGATAAATATTCTTTATCAGTAAAATATCCTGATTGTCTTTGTACTAATGCAAAAGCCGCGTCTGAATATATTGAGCTGTCAATTATTGTATCTTCACCACGTGATGATCTTAAGAATGCTTCCTGTGATTGTTTATATCTTTCAAATAATAAATTCACTTGCATTGCATAAGACCATCTATGTGGGTCTTGATAATATAGTTCAAGAAATGGATTTGATTCAACAGGTTCTTGATATTCAATATAATTATCTCTCTTTGCAAGATTAGATACTAATGTTGATTTTCCTGACCCAATCAATCCAAGAATTGTAATAAACATACTGCTCCAATAAAATGTTATTACATAATAAATTACTTAGATTTAATATTGCATATATTCACCCATAAAGTGATCTGCAAGCATCTCACCGGCTTCACCAGCATCTTCAGCTTCACCGACTGTTTGTCCATCTTTACTAACTGCAAGAGTACCTTCATCTTCATCAAGAAGAACTTCATAATCAGTTATAAATATTGGATTATAAAAACTAACATTTACCCATCCGTTTTCAAGATTATCATCATCAATATAAACATCGACTTCAGGTAAATCATATAAGTAATCTTTAACTGTCTGCAAAAGTAGCTCACAGTCAATAATGTTATCGCCTTCAGATTCATAAATTAAATGTTCAAGTCTTCTAATACGTTTTTCAAATGCAATCTTTTTCATTATAATATTCTCCATATTAAACACTATGTTTATATAGTAAACATATATTTGATATACAAATTAGTAATCAGTATTTAAATATCTAAATGGATCTTCTAAATCTTCTAATGAAATTCTTTTAATACCAGTTTCAACATCCATATCTTCAGTTGGAAGTTCAGCATAATTATCTAAATCGCCTGAATTATACTTTGCTAAATTAAGAATATCATCAGGATTAAATACTGTCTCTTGTGTAATATATGCATTATATAATGCACCTACAACAGCATCCATTCGGTCTTTCATTCCACCATGTTTTGTATCTGATGGGTGATCGACTTTATTTTTATTTCTATACCATATAAGATCAAATAATTCTTTTTTAATTGAAGCTGCAAATTCTTCACTAAAATGAACTATATTTTTATACATGCAATCAACAAAGAATAAATATGCTGTATCTGTTTTATCAACTGATTGGTATTTTACATTAAATCCATTCTCAGTTAAAAATTGTCTGCTTGCTTCACTTTGAAATTGATCAAAACTTACAAGTCCAATTTTTAATCCTAAATTATCACGCATGTATTTAATAAATTCATGGCATCGTGCAATCGATACTCGTTTAGGTGCTGGTGGTGGAACAATTCTTAGTACAAAGTCATAATAATAATCAGGCGTTTCAACACCATCAATTATTCTTGATCCATTTTTATAACAGCACGCTATACCATAAGCATCGTTCGCAACACCAATATCGATGTGCAAATACCTTGCACATTCTTTATGTGGAAAGTCAATTCCACTTAAATAATATTGAATACAGTTATATGGTTCATCATTTCCGGTTTCAATTGTAAATTCATCTTTTGTAAATAATGGCTTTATATCATGATCAATACAAGCTTCAAATGTTGATCTTGATGAAAATAGTTTACCAGTAGATGCAACAGACATTCCAGAGAAATCTTGCAATCCCTGAATTATATTGCTATTATAAATACTATAAAAATCCATTGGAACTTCATCAATAAGATTTCTATATTCTTGTGATAGCTTTGCAATAGCATCTTTTATTGTTAAGCTCGGGTCTAAACTAATTCCAAGCTTTGTACATAAATCTGTTGTACCATTTATTATAAATGGATCAAATTTATCATTTCCAGCAAATACATAGAACATCTCATCTGAATATGTTCCTTTTGGTTTAATATCCCATAACCTTGCACGTGCATATTTAATTGAAGGATCTGTTAATGACTTTTCATATAGTTTAGAAGTCATTGATGATTTAAATGTTGAAGACGATATTACAAGATTTAATGAATTATTTACACCGTTTGCCGCAAAACGTGATGTTGTTCTTGATAAAACAGAATTATATAACTCTTCAACTGAACCTAAATCTACTTCTGAACCTGAGCTATTACCAAAGAAGTTAGCCTCATCAATTATACAACTAATGCAGTTTAAACCAATCATATCTGCAGTTGAACTTCCATAGAATATTCGAATATTTTCAGGAAAGTCTAACGTAGAATTTCTATATTGATTTCTTTTAAATAGCTCTCTAAAATATGGGACACCATCTATTATAGATCTTAATTGTGAAAATCCAGATCGCTCAGCCTGATATTTTGTTAAGCTGAAATATAAAAATGCTGTCATTGTATTGGACATTAAACCAAACAAACCAGCAATATTTTTATAGCATGATAGCTCATATAATTTTCTTAATATAATATAAAGTCCAGCAGTTGACTTACCTGTATTATGATTAATTAATCCGCCATCAGAAATATATGTATGGCTGCCAGTTACCTCAATATCACCAACAATGTCACTGGAATAGCTTTTATTTATAATATATGCACAAATATATTTATTATCTTTTAGTATTGTACCCTTTTCAAGCTTTATAATTTGATCACTTTCAGTAATATCTGATAATTTTTTAAATATAATATTGCTACCATCAAATACTTTTAATAAATGATCACTTGACCCTGTAAATACAGTTCCATCATTTAATGTTAATGTTATTGTTTCCTTTTCACCAATAATATGTGTTGCAACTATTTGTTCAACACCGGCTTCGGTATTAATGAATATTTTTATATTCTTGTTAAGAAGATCTTGTATTTCATTTAGATGTAGTAGACCTTCAGAAGTTTCATATAGTGTATCATTAATAGGTCTACAGCCTATGCCCCCTGTTAATACTACTTGGCTATAGTGTTGCTTACCATCTTTAAAAATATCACATATAAGATTTTTCCAAAATGGATATAACTTGTCAACACAGTCACGTCCACAATAATATTGATCATTTAGCCATTGTTCTATTGGAACTATAGGTCTAATCTGTTCAAAATCTTTTACTTGTATTTTGTCAATAATATTTGCAACCTGATCAATCTTTTTATCACCAGTTAAAATTTTTAATAGCTTTGCTACTTTTACGTCTTGCTTACTCATTACTAAGCTCACATTTGATATATAGGAAATATAAACAGTATTATATTATTTTAATAGATAGTATATAAAGTAAAAGCTCCCAATGGGAGCTTTTATTGTTTATTTATCCTAAATCAGATATTTGTGGCCCAGTATCTTTCAAATATTGAACAGCTAAATTAATAACTTTTCTAAATTCAAAATATACCATTTCATTACTTTCAGTAAAAGTAACACCTATTTGCTTACTCAGAAATATCTGGCAGTTTAGTAATTCCTGATAAATTTCCTGCCTTGCTTGTAATACCGAGGCTGACGCTACTGTCGGGGCGAAAAAAGTCTGCCCAAATGTCAATATGTGTTGTATAATATCTATCACAACTTGCACATTGCATATCTTGAGTCATTTTTACGCCAAATACATCATCCATTTGTTTAAAGGCTTCATTAATATATACAGCGTCTCTTGGAGAAATATTTTCATACCAATCAGCTTTTTCAATGATGTCCATATTGTCTACATCAAGTAATGATACAATCGTATATAGATTTGTAAATTCACTTGGATCTTTTTTAAACATGCTAGCACGCTTTTCTGCAGCAGCTTTTGCTTTAATTGAATCAGCACCTGTTGGGAATCTAAGTTTAATCTCTTTTCCTGATGGCAATACAAGTGGAATTGGATATTTTTCAACCTGAAGGTAATTTACATCTACAGCATTAAGATCCCAATCAATAGTTGTAACTGTATTACATCTTGGACATGTAACTTGTGTTTTAAGTTTATTACCAAGTGTCATTGCACGAATCTTAAATAGAATAGCTAAAACATCTAGCTGATTCATATTTTTAGCTTTAATTGGACAATCTACCAAGCATGTTTCAACAAACTGTGTAAGTGCTTGTTCTGATGCATTCCCTGTTAAAAGATCTTTATATGCTTTTGTTGTAAAAGGTTTAACTTTTACAGTACCATCAAAATCTGGTAACTGATAAACAATACCCATAGATGGAAGTAACATTGATTCTGAAAATGCCATACTAATCTCCTGTTCGTATATGCTTGTAATTATAGCTAATACTAATCTTTTAAAATCAATACATTTTATATCACTCATTTATAATCTTCTGGATTTGGGTACATTTCAAAAAATTCAATTCTACCTTTATCAGTTAGAACATCATAATCCCATGTACCATCCTCATTATAAAAATATAATCTTGTAAGATCACCTGATAAAATCATGCAAAACTCATTTATTAATAATAACTTAGCACTTAAAATAGCGGCTGATAAACTATGAAATTTTCCATAAATTTCACCATCGCCATTTTCGTCTAGTCTATATAAATAGTAATCACTTTTATTTATCATAGTAATCTCACAAGCATTTATATTAACTATTTATATTAGATATGCAGGTGATGACACTCTGAGCATCCTGAATGTTTCATACAAACAGCCCATGCAATTAAATTGCCAAGATCTCTTTTTAGCTTTCGTGCTTTTGATGGTCTAAGTTGGTTACAAACTGTAACTGACTCAGATAAAATATCTTTAATTGGCTGATTAATATTAATTGTATTGTCAATTAGAATTGATGAAATAAACTTTCTAACACTATTTGGTGTGTCTTCTGATGCAGCTAATTCACTTACTTCTTGGAATATAAAATCATTTAAATCTAATTTTTCATTTATATGCAAAGCTTTTTTCCATAAATCATCAAATGTAACATCATCTAGCTTTGCATAGTTAGATGGAAACTGCATATAAATATCAGAAGCTTCATCATAAAGTGTTGTATGAATATCTGAAAATCCATTTAAATCAGAAAACTTACTTGAAAATGTTAGCATTGGTTGCAATACAGAACCAGATACATTTTTAAATGTATTAAATGAAACTTTATTGCCAGATAGAATATCATCAGATTTCACAAGAATATCTGTGTCTTTATCTTCAATATTATATCGTTCTTTAAATGAATGAAAACACGTAAACGACTTTGGATAATCTGTAATGCTAATTGGCCATGGAGATGGTCCACATTCAAATATAGTACCTTCTTCACCTCTTCCACTATTTACATTTAAATCTATAATAGATGATACATCATCTGATGTTGCATAAAATACAAAGCAATCAGCAAAACATTTAAATAGCTTATTAATAATTGGCATTGCCAAATCTATAACATCTGTCTCAGAGCATACAGCATCTAACAATCTTACTTTAACACCAAGTGCATCTACAAGCTTTTTAAGTGCAATCTTAGATAATGAATATACATTATTATTTGTTTTTATAACATATGATCCACTAGCGCCTGATTCTTTTTCAAAAGATTTAACATCTGCTGATTTAATAGCAAATGGCTGTGGAATATATTTACACATAAAGTCAAAGTGTTCAACAAGACTATAACTTTCTAATGGCATACTTAAACCCCTATATAACAAAGTTAACAAATATAACTTATCTTAATATACATTATAATATAGCAAATATTAACCTAACTTCATCATTATAATTCCCTGTCATGCTTTCAATAGTATCACACATACCTAATACTTGATAAGCTTTTTGACAATTATATAATGCAGCTATTAAATCTCTAAATATTTCTCTATTTACAGGAAATGTCATTTTATCCCATATACATTGTTTACGATTATCACACTCATCATATAAATCTTCAATATCATAGTAGTCATCATCAAAGTCAGCTTTTAATCCAAGTGCTAAATATGCTGTTTTAAATATTGTATTAAATTTTTCTACTATGCTAAAATAATGTTTTCTTAGCTCTTTAATAGTACAATACTGAACTTTGAAATCACCTTCATATAAACCAGTACTTAAATTTTGCACAGATGGATGTGACGAATCTTTTGCAGACATACATGGTAAGTCATCTATAAAATCATCTTTAAAATATTTAAAGTCATCACAAACTGCTGGTATTACAAGCGGCTTCCACTCAGATTTATCTTTTCTTTTACTTCTGCATATACAAATATATTCCAAGACATAGTAATCTCCAATTAAAATCCCCACCAATTGGTGGGTATTATTTTATAGTTCGTCTTCGTTTATGCTGAATGTTTCACCACATTCAACTGCTTCTTTATTAAGAATATCAGCAATATGTAGAAGTGTCTTTTTATAGAATTTATTAAATATCTGATTGCTAACCAGCTTATTATTAGCTGTATTATACATTATTTTTGACAGCTCTTTTTTATTAAGATGATACACAATAAATAGTTTAGCTAAATTATATTCACTAAATGGTATTGATGTATTATTTGCTTTTAATACAATTCGTTTAGATTCTGTTTTATCCATTTCAGATAAAATCCACTCAGTTCTTTTTGTTACATCAACACTTGATAAATCTATTGATGAATCATCTTTAAGCATTAAATCGCCAACTGTAATTCCTGAATCATCATCTCCACATGGTTTATCAAGTATAGCTACTTCATCAGGTTGTGACACTTTATGTTGTGTTTGCCACATTGCTGTCCTGAATAACCAACAATGAATAGCTGGATCTAATTTATAATTAGCATTAAATCGTAAAATACCATCATTAAGTAAAAGCTTATAAGCACAAATTTGATAAAAATCATTAAATGACATAAGCCATCTTAAACGTGCTTCACATGGTTTATAATAAATACTTTTGGCTTTTCGTTTAAGTGTATCTAATACCTCATCAGTTGACATAACAAGATATTTTAAATTTGCTTTTTCTACATCAGACATATTATTTAAGTCAAACTGATGCGTGTTAACCATAAGATCAGAATATTTTGTAATCACTTTTTTAGTACTATTGCTAGATGTGAGTGCATTAAGTTGTCCCTTTGTACAAGTTGTCATATTTATGCCATACTTGTTTTCAATATCACGAATAGAACTTGACTTGGATGTTGAAATATTTTTCATGCTAAATCCCCTATATAATAGTTACTACATGAACCACTCATGTAGATTATATAACACATGTAAGTTTTATTGTCAACGAATAATTTAAGAATTTAAAAATTCTTGTATGACTTCACTTGTTATAGTTGTTCTCACAATCCTCCAATCACAATTTTTATAGTCTTCACTTTCATTTATAGCTTTTATCGCCTCCGCTTCAGTATTGAATAACATCGGCGAATGATTCCACCAATCGTAACCAATGTGTTCTCCACGGTAGGCGTCCCATGCTTTGACGTTAGCTGCATTATACGGTATTTCAACTGTATAATAGTAGTGTGTTTTAATATCTCTCATATAAACATCCACCTACACATTGAAATAGTGATGAGGCACACCATTAATACACTTCACTTTTGCAGTCTTATACTCTTCTTCAGTCATAAATAGAATCTTGAAATCTGCAACTGATTTACCACGTTTAAAATACTTTTTACAGATTTCTTTTATAGCACTCCACTCACTAAACCCATAATAATGACAATATTTATCAATTACAACACCATCTTCAGATCTTACTAATACTACAACACCTTGTAATAAATAAGGTAAAAATACTTCATTGCTATTATCATACATAGGAAATCTTATACCTTCTACTTCATTAAACATTTTCCATGCAGTTTTAGTAACACTATTTTTAAGAGCATCCATTGTACATGGGTTGATGTACTCATAACCCTGTTCATTTGTACGGAAATTGACAATTGAAGTAGCCTTTGTCATTTGCAAACTCCCTATGCTGTGAGCAAGGAACCATTCCATGCTCATTTATTATTTTATTTATACCACATTTTCAGGCGTCTGTCAACTAAAAAATTCAGTCAACAGAAATTTTTTCAAAGGATCTCAAATGGTCTGTTCAACCATTCGATAAGCCTATTATACCATAGACAAATCAGTCTGTCAACTAAAAAATTCAGCTGACGAAAAATTTTTCAAAGACTCTCAAATGACCTATTCAATCATTTGATGGGCTTATCATAGCACAGTTTGTCTAGCTTGTCAACTAAAAAATAAAGAAAAAGTGTATCGAATTTAATCATTTAGCTGATACGATTCGATACACTTAATGCACAATTGATACTTTATTCAGGTGTAGCACTTTCTTCTGTAGGTGCTACAGTATAGATTGAATTATATGATTGTAATATATTTGCAATTGAAGTAACTTTTGAAGAGCATATTACATAGGATGATTGCAATGATATATACGCCATAAGCAAATTACCATTTGTTGTAATTGATGTATTCGTTGGTATAGGATCACATGGTGCGATAATTGTTTCAGGTATTTCAGGTTGTATATATTCAACCTTTGTTTCAGTTATAGTTTTATAACATCCTGTACATAAAAAACAAATAAATAACAATAATACAGCTCTGATTATATAATTATACATAAAAACCTCGCTATTTATTACAATATATATTGTATAGATATAGCAAGGTTACATTTTTAATCATTATCACATGTAAGATTATTTGTCTCTTTCATTAAAACATCAAGCAATGAATCCGGCAATTCTGTGTCATACCACTCTTTTGCGATAGGATCTTCAACAATTGTCTCGTAAATTTCCTGTTTTGTATTCATTTCTTCCTGACGAACCCTTTCTATATTTTCAATATAATCATTTGTTATATTTAATGTTTCACGAAAAGATTCTACATTCTTTTCAAGAGACTCTACTTGACAGTTAAGAGCTGCAATTTGATTATTCTGCTCTGTTATTGTTACATTAAGATCACTAATTTTATTATTTAAGCTATTAATATAAACAAAAAAGCAAATAATAGTTGTAACAATAATAAGAATTGCTATTGCAGCTAATATTATTTTAATCTTTAAAGTCATAGTACATAACTCACATCATAATACTTATCTTTATCATCAATCTTATCTTCTTTTACGATTATATATGGAAGATCAGGTGCTTCAGATACAGGCAACGCATAGTTACAAGTATCACTTCCATCATACCAATCATTGATAACCATTACAATATCTTCATCAACTTTTTTCTCATCATTAACAACTGTATAAGTGTATTCTTCCATACTAAGTCTCCCTACCAGACATTAAAAGTTTTTCCCTCTTCTTTAATTCTTTCATTCTCAATTTATATGCTTCAATATCTTCTGCATTATCAAATTGAAAATCAGAATTACCCAAATCCTTTAAAAATAAATGTGCATAAAGAGCCGCTAGCAGCTCTTTATTTATTAGATAGCTCGTCAGCTTCATTTTTATGTTTTTCAGCCCAGTATCTTTTTAAAGATTCACTTCGTTTTCTTCTAGTTTCATCTGAAATAGGTGGTCTATTTTTTGATGCCTCGCTTAATTTTTTTTCTAGTTTCATCTGAAACATGCAATCTATTTTTCCATGCATCACATAAATGTTGCTTATGTTCTTCAGAAAGCTTTTTCCCTTTTTGGGCTATAGATAATTTTTGTTTGGTTTCTTCAGATAAATGTTTTCCATACATAGGATGCTTATTGCCTGTTAATGAGTTGCTAATTTTCTTTTTAGTTTCATCTGAATGATGTTTACCATACATTGGATTATTTTCACCTGTAGCATTCTCACTTCTTTTCTTTCTCAGTTCATCAGATACAACATGCGAATTTAATATTTTTAGTTGTTCTCGTGTTTCATCTGAATGATGTTTATCATACATTGGATTATTTTCACCAGATACGTCTGCATGATTTTCAGATATTTTCTTTCTAGTTTCATCTGAGCATCTATGAATCTCAGAATGTTCTTCTTTTGTTATAAATATTACATATTTTCCATATTCAAAAGTATCATCTAAATTATAACCCCAAAGCTCATAATATTCATCATTATATTTTCTCTGCTCTTCAGTATCTCTTAAATGATGAATTACAACTGCATTAGGATCTTGATTATATTGAAGAGACTTTTGAATTTTTCTTACTTTATGATAATATGACCAATCTAATAAACTTCTACATTCATTATTTAATTTTTTCCAAGTCTGCTGATTCATAATCTTTACCTGATAAAAGCAACTTTTCACGACGTTTAAGATCACTCAATCTAGCTTTACGCTTTAAAACGTCATCATCATTGTTAAACATAAAATCAGTATGCTTATTATTATATAAATATAGATGAGCATATAAGAATGCTTCAGCAGTATCGTTATTTATTTTCTTTTTAGTACCTATAATAGATTTAATTTGATAATTATTTTTTAATAAAATACCCAAATACTTATTAGCCAAATTTACAGAATCAGTCTTAGTATATTTACAACGATGTATTTTTGATCTGAGCGTTGCTGGATTATATGTAATCTTTATATGTGGTTCAAATGTATGATATATTAGTGTGTCTAAACTATATAATGCAGATGACATCGACGACATTGGTAATGGGCTTTCATGTATTAAATCATAGTCATCATCATATTTTTTAAATATTTCTTTTAGCTGATCTACAATTGACTGTGCTGCATGTACAACATTTTCAAATTGCTTTTCACCTATTTTACATGCAGCTGTAAAAAATTCTATTTTCTTTTCTAATAAGTCTATTACACAAATACCTGTTCTAGTAAAAGATGGATCTAGTGAGATTAAATATCTTGACATAATTAATCACCAAGCAACACAAGACTGCCATTTGTATATACTCTTTTATTATCTATACTAAATTCAGCAATATCTTTATCAAAGTCAAAAATCATAGATTCTATTTTAGAGGATTCCCATGTATCAGGTTCCATTGTTTGCAATCGTAATAACAGTGTTTCAAGCAATACTAGCATTCTACCAGCTTCATTAATCTTTTCACATTTGCTAATATATTCTCTCGCCATTACATCTTTATCAAGTGCATCAGATGTCATTTCAGCTATTGTGCTAAGTCCACCTTTTGGTAAATTTTCTATATTTTCAACATTTAATGTTGCAGAAATACCAATATCACCAGGCTGCATATTGTAGCCACTTGTAAAAATAAATTTTACTGTATTATCTTCATTTTCAGGGAAAAACACACTGCCTAAAAATACATTTTTCCATGATGATACTTTTTCATTTACATTAAACAGTGCTATCTTATATGCTTTTATAAAAGTCGTAAATTTCATAATAAAGCTCAGTACGATATTTATTTAGGTTCATAGAATTTACTAAATGGGTTTTCATCTAGCCGTTTATTTTGCTTTTTATTTTTACCACGCACTTCAGGTCGTTCGTATGTTTTCCAATATTGTGCTACATAACTTGGCTTGCCTTGATTTCTAGCCTCTTCTGATACTGAATATTCAGGACGTAAAGCATCATAAGGTCTCATATAAAATTTACCACATAATCTAGCATAATGTGCTCTACTTTCAAATACCGGCCAAGGCACATCATCTTCAGTTGCCACTGAAAGATAAAATACTTTTTGTAAAAATCCAAGTTGATACATTGTAGTACAATATGTTGTTGCATTATACTTGTATGTACAAGATGTTTCAATGTCTAAATCCCATACATAATACCTTGTATATGCACACATATATGTTACGCTTTCATCATGATGCTCATCATATCTCTTTGTAAAATATACATTATCTAATAATATTTTTAAAGATTTTCCTTCATGTATATCTTTTTCTCTAACTACAAAGCAATTTTCCGGTGAATAATCTTTTGTCTTATCTTTTCTTTGTAAATAAGCAATATATGTATCATTGTCATATATAAGCTTATTCTTAAGACACCATATACAAAATTGTTTGCTATCTTTAAATTCATCTGATAATTTAATACCACGAGCACCTATGAATTTATACATTTTATATTCTGGTTTATAACAACTACTAATTAGTCGTTTCCACCATTTATGGATAGCTGGATAATTTTTCTTAAATGATGCAAATGTCTTAAATTCAGAATGTCTTAATTTTATGAGCTGTGCATTATTTATCGCATCAATATGTTCTTTAAGAAAATCAGGATTATCAACAACAGCTACTAATGGATTATTCTTCTCATAAATTCTATTTACAAATTCTATACTTTTGCGTTTATATTTGCTAGCCATAATAAATTTATTTACATAATACAAATAAAGGGAGATATATATCTCCCTTAAACTTTAAATATATTTATGTGCTTTATACATTAAACACATTATTCATTTCATCAACAGAAATACATTTCTGATCTTCAATAGGTGCTGATGGATCACCAAGCTTCATTGCAAGTTCTTCAGCTGTGTATGTTTTACCAATAGCATCAATAATCTTATCACCATTGGTCGCCATATATTCAGAAATATAATTTGCAGTTGTTTCACTATTATGCCATGAACATGGACCAGCTTGTGTTACCTGACACTTTTGATATTGTGTTGATGTACAAGAGAATAGTAAATCCATATTCGTAATAGAACCACCAATTTCAGATAGCAATGAAATCTGATCATACATTTCACCGCCGAGTACTAATAATCTTAGTTCTACTTTTTGTGAAACAATTCTACCTGAATTATCAGTTTCATATAAAGCAACTGGATAACAATATTTAATACTTACTTTATCACAGTATTTACAACATGCACCACCATCACAAATAATATATCCAGCGTCTGGATGATAGTGTAGTTTAAGCATTAATACATCTTCTGTTAGAATTGCTAAACGTACTCTTCGACCTTCTTCAAATTTAAGTTTTGTAAATGGAAACTTTGAAAGTTTAGAGCCAGTTGGAGCAACAACTACAGATGGGCAATTTTTAGTAAGATTTAATGACTTAAGTGAAAATGCTGGTTTATCAGTAGCCATTGCAGTTGAATTTGCAGAAGTAACATCTAATTCGTTTGCCATAATTTGTTTCCTTTTTGTAGATTGTTTGTTAATGACGTTGGATACGCGATCCGTGTCGGAACAATTAATATATACAAAGAATGAGAACTGTATTTAACAGTTTCATTCTAATATTATTGATATTTTAATTTAAAATGCCATTCATTAAACGAGTTCTATTTATTTCATCTCTAATCTCGTCTTCAATTCGCTCATATACATTATTTATAATAACTTCAATATCACACCAATTATCATATTTACCACAAGTAATCTTTTCACCACTTTTGGTTTCCCAATATGAATCAGATCCACGGTAACAAAATTTCCATATACCAACAATTGGTTTTCTTTGACCCTGTATAAAATGACCTACTACACAAGTTGTCCCATCTGATGGAGAGCTTCTATCAAGACGTTCCCAATGCATTGTTTATCTCATAATAATGTATTAATCATTAATCATGTGCTTACGTGATATTTTACTTACAAATAAAACATCCACAAATAATGGTGCACCATTTGAACCAGTATCACAATAAACATGCTTTTTAACAATTTTCATTGTACCCTTACAAGGTACTACAATTCTTGAACTATCTGGACTATATAATTTAAGTTCAACATCATGCTCTGTATTAATCCAATATAAACATGAATCAATTAATGTTCTTGTTTGATCATTAAGATAAAAGCTGGCTAATATTTTACATTTTGATTCAGTTACTCTATAATCAACTTTTTCACATGATAGTCTTAAATAATCTTTATTATCTACATGTAATTCAAAATGATTTGATCTAAATGCTTCAAAGTCATTTGTCATTGATGAATCTAACATTTATAGCTTCCTATATTAGGGTAATAATAAAGTGGATCTTAAGATCCACTTTATTTAGTTTATTTAATATAAAAGTTCATTTGATGATTTTATATCATTATACTTTCGCATTTTAGCATGACCACCAGAGTCAATGTACTTAACATACTTATAATATTCACAAAGCCACATTTCAATTTGATTTAGTGTGAAATTAAATGTTGTTCGTACATATTTATGTTGGTCTTTGTCCCATGCTATATAATAAAATCCATCAGAATCTTTAAATCGCTCTTTTTGCATATCATTTAAACATTCTTCTGAAATCTCTTTTATAAATTTAATAGCATCGATAACATCAGCTGCATACTTAACATTACTAAAAATATACTTAGCACCACCAGTTGAACCAGGTCCTGCATTTGTAGCTGAATTAGCATTATAGCTCATTATATTAATATCAGCATATTCTTTAATATAGCACAAATCTTGGAAAAACTCATGCGCCATAAATTTGCCAGTACCCCATATATTTTTACTCATCCATCGAATAAAGCTATATGCTGATTCTTCTTGGTCTTTTGCATCAAAAGATTCTTTTAATTTATTATATAAATCTTTAATCTTATCATGTAAATTTTTTAATACAAACTTTGCAAAATATTCACCATTATTTTCAAACTGAACTAATTTACCATTTTCATCAGTGAGCTCTTTTCGTGAATATTGTAAAAACGCTCCATGCTGAATTGGTAAACCATTCGCTATAACATTATTTTTTAAATAGGCATAGAATTTATCTGGATCATACTTACCATAATCATCAATAACATCTACCGATTCAAATATTCTTGGGTTATTTAGTGTTCTAAAAAATAATGATTTCCAAATTAAATTTAAATTGTTATCATCATCTGATTTATATTTATGCCAGCAATCAGTATTTAAAATAATATTCTTAATTAGAAATTGTGATGCACAATCTAATTCACGATATACATTCGTAAATCTGTACTTCTGATAATATTCATCAGTTGTCCATTGGTCTTGTGGCAAATTTAATACAAATCGTTTATACCAAATTTGCTGACGTTCATACATTGTATAAAAGAAAATGTCTAATCGCTTTTTATTCAAACCAAGCTGTTTAGCTTTGTCACTTTGCATTAAATCACTCATACTTACTCGCTGTATAACCTATTATTAATTAAACATTATCCCAAAATGCTGCAGCTTTATCAGCTGTTTGTAACTTTAATACAAGTTTATATTTTGCAAGTGCATTTGCAACAGATGTAGCTTCATGAAGATTGTTTGAATAAAATCCACCCATGTGCCAACGAATAGCACAAATTTCTTCATCTGTGAGCTTCATATACTTTTGCAAAATAATTACAGACTTTTCACCATGACCAATTGGAAGCTCTTCATGTTCATCATATTCATAATAAGGAACTTGAACCCATTTACCAGTTGAATCTTTTACATTTCGCATTGACTGTTTATATAGATTTACTTTACACAAATCATGAAATAGCGCAGAAATTGCAATTGACTCATCAGATTCAAATTCCTGAAATGACTTTGCATATTTATATACTGCAATTGAATGTGCAAGCAATCCGCTTTGTTCAGATCCATGAGATCTTGTTGATGCTGGTGCTGTATAAAAATCAGTAGTATCTAACCAATTCAATAAATCTTCAATGCCATCTCGATGAATATTACTTTTTACAATAGATTTAAATTCACTTTTTAACTGTTCAGTGTTATACATACAAGCTCCATATAAATAACGTACAACTTATAACAACAATTTAAATATACACATAAAAATATAAGTTCCTAATATTAGGAACTTATATAACAATTTAAGTATTTATTTATTATAATTCATCTAAGACATCATCTTCAGGTGTAGGCCAATCAAACTTTAATACAAGATTGCGTGCTCGTGATGTTCCGCCCGTTCGTGGATAAAGTGTTAAACTACACTTTGTAACACCACCAATATTACTAATGAAGAACTGTGCAGCGCCCGCACCTACAGCACCAATACCATCATCCCAGCAATCTCTAATAGCATCAGCAACATCATCAATGGTTGGGTACCATTTATTTGTAGCATTTCTTAAAACACCAGCACGATTTAATTTCTGAATTGCTGGTTCAGGATTTGACCAACTAGTATCAGCCCACCCTGATAAAACATCACAAACATGATTTGCCCATGCTTTATTTGGAAGACGTTTTACATCTTCATTACGAGTTCTACGACTAATAAGTCTTTCTAAACGAGCAATTCTTTATTCAAGTATAAGTTTACGCATATTTATAATCCCAATTTGAAACTTGTTAATAATGTAGTACAATAATTATTTGATATTAGTAGTTAGCTGATGTTGCATCAAAGCGATTGCTGCATATTGTGTATTGTGCTGAATTATAAAATTTAACAACTGCTTCTGCAGACGCTTTTGCAGTTTCATAACCTGCAATTAATGCAATACATTCAGACTTAATACCTGTAAATTGTTTAATATAAACTGATTTAACATTAAATGATTCTTTACAATTATCATTCATTAATTCATTTAATGCTTTTACAATCATTGCATTAGAATACTGAAGTTTTTGAAGTGCATCACATATAATATTATATTTGTATGTTGCTTCAGAAAACATTTCATAGAATTTATCTGGTGAACTTCTAAGCTCTTTATATGATGGTAGTGGATCTGCAGTAGGGATAATTTCCATACTTTCAACAAGCGATTGAATATAACTATAAATGTTTTCAAGTGTTGCTGGTCTTGTCATACTCATACTAATACTCATGCTCTGTTCAAGTCAATTAAAAGATGATATAATGCAATTTGTCTATTTGCTTTAGACTTTACAAATTTATATACAGCTTGTTTTATTCTTTTTCCATATCTTTTATAAGATTGTATAATAAGTCTTGAATAATGTATTGAAGCACCTTTTATATTTTGTGTTTGTACTTTATTTAAAAATGTAAGTACTGATGATGTTATTAGCAATACATTTTTGTCATTTACTAAATTAAAAAATTCAAAATTTAGTACATCGCGTGTTCCTAATATAGCTACAAATAAATTGAACACTGACTGATCAAGTACATCATCAAACGTTAATTCTGTATTGTTAATCAAACAAATCTTGATTTTCTCAATTAGAGCTTCATAACTAATACTATAAATAGTGCTAAAAGATTCTTTTGATTTCTTTAATTTACTATAATATATAGGAAGTAAATTCTTAATTAAGCCATCGTTAGTTGTTAGATCATAATCAAATTCTTTTTCATTTACAATAATCCAGTTATTGGTAATACTATTTAATTCATCTACTGTAGATGATGTTAACTTACCAATATAAATGATACCATTTGATGATCCATAATCGTATTCTTCAAATGAACTAATTATACTAAAATATGGATGAATGAATTTCAAAAAATTAATATACTGCATTGGAAAGTTAATTTTCTTTTGCAGCAATAATTTTTCATTCATTACTAAACTCCAACAATGATAATAATTTCTTCTTATCAGAAGCTCTATATTTTTTTACAAGTGAATCGTCATACGATAATGCTGGATTATATTTATTATATATAAGCTGTTTATCATCTAATGACAAATCATCAAATGACATATATTCAGAATCATTTAAAAGCATTTCTCTTGCTTTATTAATATTTATAAATCCTGCTTTATCACCATTATTAAATACATAATACTTTCTAAATTCTTTAACACGTGAAATAATTGTATTCAATATATTATCACGACTAGCTAATAAAATTATATTCAACTTTGAATCTTCCATAAATTTTAATAATAATGACTGGTCTTTACATGAAAGAAATGATATGTCACTAATTATTACAGGAAGTCTGTAGTTTTTATAGTTACTAAATCGATTAATTAAATCAATTAAATCATCTTTTGATTGAATATAATTTATCTCATACCTATAATTATGCTTTTTTAAATACTTTCTAAATGCTTCTGCAGCTGTCCCAACGAAAAGCTTCGGAAAAATTTTTGCCTCATGCATATTGTCTAAATTCTTTTTTAACAGTAAGACCTAAAAAATTCATATAATCAATAATCATTTTAGCAATATGTTCTTTGCTTTCAAAAAGTATTATTGCTTTTAAAATTTCTTGAATACGAAAATCAGCTATTTCTTCATGCTCATTAAATCTAAATCTATTTATACATCTAAGTGCAATCCTAAAGCATTTTGATATATCATCATCCGATGTAAGAATGTATGTTAATGCTTTTGTAAGATCTTTTTCTGCAGACTCATTTGGTTTTCTCGATGCACGTGTTAAATATTTAAAAGCATTACCTCTAGCAAATGAAAGATTAAACTTGTAAATATAATCTATTGCTGATTTACCATTTTTTAGAGAATAATAATCATTATTCATTAGTGAAGAGCTCATATATTTATAATAATCTCCAAATATAAATTTAATAAATCACTAGTATAAATTATATATACAAATAAAGTGCACTATCATAAACCAATAGTGCACTTTAAATTTTAAATAAATATGCAATTATCTTTTTGCGAATTTATCTCTAACAAGTCGTTCAAGTTTTTCAACACGTCGTTCTAATGTTGTTAAATTACCAACCTGTGAATTACCATAATAATGACTACCAAATGGAGATAACTCATTTCGCTCAGTTCTAATACGTACACCTGAAATTGTATGTGCTGGTTCATCTAACCAAGCTGATTCGAATCTAACACCACCAACACCTTCACGCCGTTTAGCACGTGCTTTATTTAAAGTCTTTTCTTTCATTGAGAAAAACTGTGATGTTACACCAGCAACTGTTAAACTACTAAATGTACAATCAATGCTGCCAACTTCACCTGATCTACTATTTGTAATAATATAAGCTGGACTACCTTTACCAACAGGTGGTGCTACTAATACAGAATCCTGTTCGAATTCTTTACCTAAATCAATCATATCTGATTTAAATGTATTAAAGTCAGCAACAACATCATGTACATTTATATCATACATTGGAACTAAAAATGATTCTTCCATAATTGGAAGTCTACGAATATCAGGATCTGACGTAGGTTCAGCATCGTCCCAATTTGGGTTATCAGGACCGATATTTTCAGTATAGCCGCCAGTTACTTTTATAAAACCATAACCTAATGATTTTAGACGACTTGCAAGCTGTCTATTACGACCACGATTCTGTGAAAGTGTATATTCACTGCGAAACGCAGTTAACATTGCAAATCCGCGTTTTAAATGGAAATTAATAATTTTATCTTCTGATGTCTCATTAATCTGTACAAGACCGTTTTTAATATTTAATGCCATTATACAACCTCATATAGTACATTTATTATAGTAGATAATAAAATTTATTATAGTAGATAATACTATAATTATTGATATTAGTCTTCTTTACTAAGTTCAATACAGAATTGAGGCTTATTATCTTTGTCATAAAATACAACTCTTGGGATTGCTTGATCTTTTAAAATTTTTACTGAATTACAATTGCTTTCAATAATACAATCAAGAAATTGTTTCCAAGTAAATCCTTCACCATAAGCGTATTCACAGCCACCATAACTTCCTGTCCACCATGGTGGAGGAAGACGTCTCCAACCTGAAAAAAAGTCTCTACATCCTAAAGACTCAGCTTCAGTAAAAGCATCAGTTGTAATTTTACCAATCCTTTCACATACAGTTACAAACATGCCTTCATTATTATGTGTAATCTTATCAGGAAGCAATACTAATAAACCACGTACACGATCAAGAACTGACTTTTCAAGTTTTTCAGCTATCGTTTGTTTATCCATAATGTTACCCCTTAATCAAACAAATCTTCAGGCAATGTTTTAGGATTATGAAACATTTCATATACAACTTCATCATCAGATGATATTGACCAATCCAAATTATCTGAATTTTTATTACTCTCCCAATGTCGAGGCAACTCTAAAGCTTCTTTTAAGGAAGAATAAAGCCACTTAGTAGGAATTTTGCTACCTGGTACATATAATGATAAAGTGTATATACTCATAATTAATCCAACATTGAAAGATAATAGTCAGCGAGCAATTGAAAACCTTCACGACGCTTTTGCTTATGATCTTCGTAAGCTTTTTCTCTAACTTCAGGATCAAGACTTTCTAAATCAGTACTAGTACCATCAAGATCTGATTTACATAATTTAAATGTGTTTAATATCTTTGTAAGAATTGCTGTCCATTCTTCATGTGTACAAGATGGATCATAACTAACACCATCTTTAATCCACTTCTCAAGTGCTGGTATAACATAGCTCGCCCAAGTAGATCCAAAATCCCAACACCATGATGGATCTAAACCTATTTTACAATGTCGGTCTATATCTTTAATGTCAATCCAATATTCAATATCACTTACATCTTTTTTAATTGCTGATTGTGTATCTGCTGTACTTGGGTAAAACCAAAACTCGCCATCGTAATTATAATTAAGTCTTACAATATCACCTGATTTAAGTTTTACAAGACATTCTACAATGTCTCCACCGCAAACACCTTCTGTAATAGGAATCCATTTCATATTACATTATCCTCCATAGAAGTTATTTCCAATGATCATCAAGTTCACAGATTCGTTTAGCAATCTTTTTGTCAAATGCAAACAAATCATCAAGACCAATTTTATCTCTGTAATCTTTTGGTGTTGCAATACAATCAGTGAGCAATAGCTGAATAAGATTCTTAACATGTGAAATCGCCGCGCTTATAACTTCAAGTGCTTGTGTCTCTTCAATAATATCATCATCTTCTTCAACGTATGCCCACCTAACTATCAAATCAGGTCTTAATCCATTTACACCATTAAGATCATCTTGCTTTGAAAATGATCATGTCTTTTTATGAAATAGCATAATGTCATAGTACAATTCATATATATTATTTACAAACACTTCATCTTCATAGACAGGGTATTTATATTGAACTACACATAACTGTGTGTCTGTTTCAATTTTTGGTAAATCTGTTCCCTTATGCCATTTCATAATAAGCTCCATTATTCAGCAGCTACAGCTTGCTCATCTTCAGCATAAACAGTATTTTCTTCACGTAGCATTTCCTGTAACTTTGTTTCAGCAAATGCTAAAATATCCTCAGGTGTATCAACTAAATCTACATTATTTTGAGAATCACACATTGCTCTATGTGTAAATATAATTAATTTATTTAATTCATATTTATCAAGTACATCACTATCACTTGTGACAGACTCGCAACCTTTAATACACGGTGCATTATTTTCAACTTCCCAAATAAATTTACCATCTTTAAATTTAAATCGAGTATAATGACCACCATGAATCCAACAATCAATAGCCATATCAGCCATAGATGGGAACTTTCTAATCATGCGTTTAATCTGTCGACCACAAACAACATTTGTGCACTCTGTATCATCGATATCACGGAGATTAATTTTCTTTTCAACTGATTTATTTGTATTCTCTTTCATAACTAAATTCCTATATAATTATTCGTTAATAAAAACCCAACCGTAACCATCCGGAGTAACAACTTCTTCAGCACCATCATATTCATCAATACGATATTGATTGCCAGCTATTTCACATATTTCAAGTGTAGCACAAGGACCATTTGCATCATCGCCCAAAGCTTCAACTACAGCAACTAAATCTTTGTGGTGGCGCTTCCCCTCAAACCAACCAGATACATCATAACGAAGGCATTCATCTTTTGATGAAAAAGAATATTCTTTACCAGCTAAACGTAGTGATTTAATAAAATCACGAAGTTCATTGTCTTTACAATTTGCTTCAAGCCAATCAACAGCTTTTAGTGAAATTGAAAATCCGCCGTAGTCATTGTTGTATACAATTTTATTCATACAATTCTCCGTTATGCAGCAATAAACTCACTGAACACCATAGAATTATTTTGATTGAATGTAACACGACGATTGTTTGGTGTGACAATCAAACATTGCTGTGGATTAATTCTATTTGCACGAATATAATCCAAACATGGACCCAAGTCTCCATTTGAGAAGATTAGTTCCATTTTCTTATTATAGTTACAATAATATAGTTTAAACATGTTTGCTATCCTTATATATTGGGTGAATTAAAAAGCACAAAGAATGAGCTCGGCAATCGCTTCATGACAAGCATAAAGCAAAAACATACCGATTAAAATTGCCGCAACCTTTACAGTCTCAAATTTGCTATCAGATTCAAGCTTCATAACACACTCCTTATAGCCTTGAATGAGGACCCATTGAGGACCCATTCCTCATTCATTTGTTGCTTTATTTATACCACAGATTCAATCCTCTGTCAACTAATTTTTTCAGCTGATGAGAATTTTTCTGTCAATGCTCAAATGACCTGTTCAATCATTTGATGGACTTATCATACCACAGATTCAATCCTCTGTCAACTAATTTTTTCAGTCAACAGAAATTTTTTCAAAGAGCCTCAAATGATCTGTTCAGCCATTTGATAGACCTATAATAACACCATTCGCCTAGTCTGTCAACTAAAAAATTCAAAAATTTTTGCATCAAAATTCCGATGAATTCCGATACAATCTGACACAATTTTCTTAAATTTTTCTGTTGACAATTCCAAAAATCCATGATAAAATAAAAAATTTATCCGTTATACAGTTGTATAACGGATTTAATTTATAAACTTATATTAAAAAATCATGCTACGAATAAATGACTCTTTAAGAATTTCACATCCATTTATATCTTTTTCAGGTCGCCAACAATCAATGACAGCATGTGTTATTCTTAAATTTCTAGCTGAGATATTCTGTCCTTGAACTGTTGCAACTTTACCATAATATACTGGATTTAATTTAACTGATCCATCAGCATCAATAATAGTCGCATCTTCTTTTATAAAGTCTGAGACATTCGAACAAGTTGCAATTGGGTGTATTACAATAGTTCCATCATCCTTTTCCATCTTTACAGAAAAGACAAATCCAACAACCATGTTTTCATTTCTTGTATCATCTTTTCCAATAACATAGTCTGTAACAAAGGCGTCAATATCATTAGCTTCATTATCTGATGTTGTTCTTTTAACTTTTACACAATCAATTGTTCTCGACGATGTAGCATGATATTTAGCGTTTTTATTTTTTAATACAACACCCTCTTTATTTTGAGCAACTAAGCTCTCATAAAATTCTCTCTTTATATAAAGATTATCATTTGTATTTTCTACAACTTTATTAAGCTCACAATTAAATCCTGATTCTTTTAGTAGTGCAGCTAGCTTTTCAGCATGTTGGTGTCTATTTATCCATGTGGTATCAATGATTCTTTCATTGTCATATAGACAATCAAACACAACAAACTTAAGTGGATATTTTTGTTGTATCTTTTTAGAGTCTTCAGCATTAAGATTTAATAATGCAGCTGTTGATTGTAATTGTGTTAAGCATTGTATATTAGTTTCAACTTCAGAATTAGAGCTTATAACTTCTGCATCAAGTACAAAACAATATGGATAATAAAAGTCTTTTGCATTTACAAGAATTGTATCACTGTAATCTTGTGGTAGATAATCAGTTACTGAATTATTACGACTATAAAAATGGAATTTCTCTTCATAGCAATCCCAAATTATGAGCATACGACAGCCATCTATTTTTTCTTCTGCAACCCAATCAAGCGAACGCCAAACTAATTCTTGTTGTTCAGGTTTAAGGTCTTTTACTCGTCTACATAATTGTGGACATTCAATAGAAAGCATAAATGAAAGTGGCCATGGTATATTATTCTGTGAACCATATTTTTCAGTAATGAAATAATTACGCAAAGCTTTTACATAATCATCCTTCATTAATTTTTTACCAGCTGGCTTTACTTCAATTCCTAAATTTTTACATTGATAAGCTAAATAGTCAATACGACGAGGACACTCTAAACTCATTTTATACTATTCCTATTATGTTAAGCATTCAAGTTAGTATCAGCAGTTTGATTAATATTATTATAGTACATTACAGGCGCGTTATCATATTTAATTGCATTCCAATTATTTATAATATTAACAGCCTGATCTACTATAAATTGCATAGTTCGTACAGGAATGCTCTGTCCGATTTGTTTATAAACCTTTAATATATCACCATATAACTTAAAGTCAAATGGCATTCCCATTGTGGTTAACCATTCACGTAAAGTATAAAGTCTATTCTCTTTATAATGTAGTACACTTTCCATTGTTCTGTGCATACATGCTGGCATAATGTCATCTTTTATAACGTTTAGCTCTTCATGCCAAAAGTTTTTATTTTGACTTCTTTTATTATAAATAATATTTACATAATCGCTAATTCGTTTTTTAAAGCTTTCACTATATTGTGAATTGTTTACAATGTACTTTTCAAAGTCTCTTAATTTATCATCTCTATATAAAACATCTAACACATGTGCTGAAGTTAATATTTTTCTAAATGAATCACTTTCATTATTAATGAAATAATCATATAATGCCTGTCGCACTGGTTTAAGTTTAAGTGTAACATTCATTGTATCATTATCATTTTTTGGTATTCTACTTAATAACTCTTCTACTGAAATTTGCTTACTTTCAAAGTGAAGTTCAGGAACACCTTTTACAGTATCATCTCTTTTAAAGAAATATACAAATGTTCGTGGTCTATTTTGACAGTTATCATGCAGCATTGTATTAGTCTTATAATATGCTATAGAATAACTATTATCTCTTGCTATAGATTCTAATTCATCACGAACACATTTACCTTTATTAGCTAATAACGTTGGCGCATTTTCAAAAATATATACTTTTGGTTTAATTACACTTAATGTATAATTTGCCAAAAATAGCATATTATAATTTTTAGACATTAGAGCATCTTTAGAAGATGCAATTGTTGAATTAGAAAGTCCTGAGCATACAGGCAATGCAACAACTAAATCAATGTTACTATAATCAGGTTGAACCTGTTTATCCTTGCTCTCTAATATTTTAACATTTAAATTTTTATAGTCTGATTGAAACGGGTCTTTGTCAAATTTATAATACGGTACTGACCTATTGTGCTCTTTAAGATACTGTAAAAGATGATATTCATTATGTGCTGAAATCACCTTACCATTTTTTAATTTTGCTTTATCATTTCCATGAAATGAAATAATACATTCAGCAGAATGACCTATAGCATTTTCAGTTGCAAAATATAAACCACCCGTTAATGGCTGAAGTGCGATCCATTTAATATTATTGTTCAAAATCATATTCCTTATTTATTTGTAATAAAAGACAATACTTCATTATAGATGTCATTTTTATCTCTAAATGTATTACCATTATTTACATATATCTTTTTCTTATTTTCAATTTTAGACAGATTAAAAATATCATTAAATGAATTCACTTCATCTTGAATATCTGACCATTTATTTGACAAAGACTTTCCATCATCATTATTTACAAGCAAATCAATATTTGAACTTGTAAGTAATATAAAATATAAGTCTCTACTAAATATAAAAGTTCTTAATTGACCTAATTCAAGCTTGTGAATCAAATCTGCAATATTGTCTTTAGATTCATTCCTGTACTTTGGACCGTATACATATTCACCATACATTGACCGGTTATGTATAACCATATCTAAGCTTTCATCATAATAACCAGATAATGTATCATGAATTAAACCATTATAATAAAAACTAAAAAGATCTTTACTCTTTGGAACTTCTGCATGAATAACTTTTATATTATTATAAAATGAATGCAGCTTTTCAATAAGGCTGTCTTTACCGACATTATCAGGACCTTCTATAATTAGAACTTTTGGTGTGTGTGAAGCTGTATACATAATTACTCCAAGTAATAAATGAACTATAATAATAAATTGCTTTAAATTATATACAAATAAACCCCTATGCTTAAGCATAGGGGAGCTAATTTATTTATTATTTATTGACATTGAAAAAGTAATCGATAAATATATTTCTACAATCTAAAATTGTCATGCTAAACAACGTTTCAATAATAAGATTTTCTAATTCGTCATCACTCATTTCAAGAATTTCTTGTTTGTATATATGATCTTCTTTTAAGAAAGTAATAACCTCATGTATCTGATATAATAATGTGTTTAGTAAATACTGATATTGCTCATCAATGTCAGCAATCTGATTATCATTCATTTGTCTAGTTGAACGACAGCCATTTAATTGAGCTGCATAATCTGACAATTTTATACATAACCACGTGCCTAATTTAGAGAAATATGGTAGACTTTCTAGTACAGATTGGATTCGCTTATCCAACTGCTGAGTTTCCATCTTTTTACCTTTAAAATAACATGTCAATAAATATGTAGAATTATAGTCTACATATACAAAGCTACGTAGTATTAGATATTTGCTTTGGAGCTACAATATTAAGTTGTTTTATAGGATATAAATGCAAATCTATTCCTGCAATATCGGCTCTCTTTTCAAGACAAACTTTATAAGACTCCATCGCATCTCATTGTTTTAACATTAAAGCTTTTATACGATTATCCACTGTAAAGTATGTATCTGATGTATTATTAAGCACCTCATCTAACTTTGATAATCTAATCATAAGTTGAGCATATTCAGCAACAATTCGATCTCTCCAATCATTGCTACACATTAAATTTACAGTTTCAGTTAGCTTCATTGTAAGTTCCTTTATTTTATATCACTTGATCCAAATCCGCATGTACCACGAGCTGTCTTTGGTGCAGCATTAAATTCATCATCCGTAATTTCAATATAATCACCATGAGCAATTGGTAAATACATAAACTGAACTAATTTGTCACCTGTTTTAATTTGAACAGGCTCATTAGATGAATTAATTAAATTAAGATGAATTTCACCACGATAATCTGCATCAACTAAACATGCACCAAGTACAAGACCTTTATTTGCAGCAATGCCTGATTTATTTACAGCAAGTAAACACATGTGAGGATCATCAATAATAACTCTAATGCCTGATGGAATGTTTATTCTTCCATTTGGAGCAATAACAATACCCATACTATCACGGTTAGGTGACACACTACATTCATAATAACCTCTATTCGGATTTTTATTTATTAAATCCGTATAAAAAGTTATATCATATTCAGGACAAAAGAAATCTGTTGCTGCTGCAAATTCATATGCTGATGATGGATTTTTTACATTACGAATTTTATTAAACTTTATGCTCATTTAAACACCCCAATTAAATATTAAACTAAACCAGCAAACTGCGTTTCATCACGACCAATTGCAAATAGGTTTGCAACAGATTTATTATATTTAATAATGCCAGCATTCTTATCAGGAATCATTAATACAATATCACTCTTTGGAATTACTATATAATAATTATTTGAATTTCCATCTGATTGTTTTACATTATCAGCATGCTCAAGAATATAATTCAATAGTTGCATTCCATCTACTATATACAAACAATCTGAAACTTCATCAACAAATACATACGTATTACCAATATAACAACCCATCTTATTTTTATTTACAGCAATAGAAAAGTTTGGTGAACGATAATACTTTGATGAATTACGTTTTATATTAAAACATTTTCTTGTACCATTTCCATAACAAATAATACTTGAATTTGTGCAATCCAAATCTTGTGTAGATGATTTCATAAATTGAATGCCTGATTTTTTATATTTTTTATTAAGTAGCATTTCAACAATTGGCTCATCAACAAGTTTAGTACGATTTATAATACCATTATCTTTAAACATGTTAAATCTCCATATTAAACCATTTAATTAGCGATTGCAACTTTATTAGACACAACAATACGTGGGTACAACGATTTACCATTATGTTTTGGTGCATAAAGAATTCGATGTACATTAAATCTATGTATATTCCGATACTCAAGGACAGTTGGTGGTACAGCCATTAAACCTTCATAATCAACAGGAATATATTTCAGCTTGTCAATATTAATAATGCCTGGATGATTATCAAGAAATGAATAATTAAACTCATTTCCAATGTACTTTTCTGCAAAGCCTTGATTGATTGCAGCAATCGGTCGCTTTGTCGTAAATGTAGTTATAAACTTTACAGAGCTTTCAATAAATACTTTACCACTTTTAATAAGATTAAACATTTCATCCTTTAGTGCGTAATCAAGTGGCAGTTGTATTGTGACATCTTTACCAAGGTTTGCTTGTTTAATAAATATATTATACTTATTATCCTCAATTTCAGAATGCGATAAAGTCTTCACACATGGAGTTACCATAACTTTTAAAATGCTATCAACTAATTCTTTTTTCGCTGTTGCTTCAAGACTCATTTTTAAATCTCCCGTAATATGCGAGATGAACCAACATCTCGCCCGTGATAATATACACAGTAAATTAATAATTTTTAATTATGAACCCAATGAACCACGATATGTACATGTGCCATTATGATTTTCATATAAGTCATTCCACAAAGCATTCCAATTAAACGAATTTACAGCATCAGCATTTGCAAGATCAACTGTCCTCGAATAATTAGAATATCGTGCACCATATACATTATCAGTCATTGTGTATTTATGTGGAATGACCGCGGTAAGTTTACCATTGCTGAATGATAGGTTTACATTATAATCTTTAATTAGAATTGTTCCACTAAATCCAAGCTTATTCTTTTTAATATCAGCGCCTTTAATTGCATTTGCAACAATGTCAACCATTGGATCAGTATCAGCAAAGAATAATTTAACACTATCACCAAGCGTTCTAGCAAACATCATAGCTTTCGTGCCAAGCATGAATAGAGTTCTATTCTCATCTCCCTTATTATAACCCATCGCACATGTTATATTTGCATTTGGGTGTATATCAGACAATAGTATGTCATTGTTATAAAATTTAATATTCTAAACAATTACATAGTCATGACCACTTTCAACAAAGCAATTAAGTGGACAATTTGTAATAATGTCTTTTAAATTAAATTTCCATACAGAAGCTATAATTTTATTATTGTCTTTTGTAATTATTGAAGAACAATCATTATATACAAGCTCAACATCTTTTGGACATTTATCAAGAATAGCTTGTGTAATTTTTGTAAGGATATTTTTTGGAGATTCAATGCTACCATTTACCATGTTAACATTGAATTTATCATTGTCAAAAGAAATTATACTCATTATTTATCCTCCGCAGCAAAGCTAGAAATAGGTTTCGATGTATGTTCAGCAAACTTTAAATATGCACCATTAGGATTTGGTACAAATGTTGGCACTGGCACCTCTACAACTTCAACTGCAACACAACGAGGCAAATGAGCCAAAAGCCCCGGATTTCTACCAAAATAGACATCATCAGTATGACAAACACCTATCACACCAACATAGCCATCTTCACATTTATATACATTCATTGAAGTAGAATATGATTCATCAAAAGACCATGTTTCACCAACCCTAGCTTTTACAAGCTCAACATCATTTTCAGGCACATCAGAAAATTCTTCACAATAAGAAGAATTTACAAGACTAATAAAATCTTTAACCTTCATTGTGCACCTCCATGATTATTCAAAGCAAGTATATTTACCGTTTGCTTTTACAATACGACCCTCGCCAATTCCTGAACGTACAATCTGTGCAGCATATTTCGGCATACGCCATTGCAATTCATAAATATCATCAGACGACAATTTTTCATGATCACAAACACGTTTCGCGGTCTGACTAAGGAATTTTGCATCAGACTTATTAAAACCACACTTATTGCTATAAACAGTACATTCCGCGGCAATTTCATCAGACAACTGATTTTTAAACACAACCATTAAACCCTTAACAACAAACTTCGAATCGTTACCAAGTCTCTCGCGATACATGTCAACAAGAGCGGCCCGTGATTTAATGTTTTGATTCATGATTGTCATATTACAGTCTCCATTTGGTTTAATGGATGAAGCCATTTCATCCATTCAATTTATGAGCTTATTATGTCGTAGTCTCAGGAACTTGTCAACCAATTTTTTAACCTGGTTGAAATTTTTTCCAATTGGCTGTCAATGCTCAAATGGCCTGTTCAACCATTCGATAGACTTATAATATCGTGATTCGCCAACACTGTCAACTAAAAAATTCAAAAATTTTTGCATCAGATTGTATCGAAGTATAGCTGTCCTTGTATCGGCTTTGCATCAAAAAATCAAAGCCAATTATTATAGCACAAAATCAACTGCTTGTCAATAAAAAAAAGAAGGGAAAACTTTTAATTTTCCCTTCATAATCATTATTTATTTTTATGCTTATTTTTATAATATATAACTACTTGCTCTATAACTAAGCAAATTGATAATATTAATATGTATAATCCAATATATGATAATATAGATTTAACAAACATAATTAGCTACTCTTTCTTTAGATGGTTATATTCAGGCTTATTAGTTAGATCTTTTTTAAGAGTATACAATAATTCTTTTGACCACGATTTAAGTTCATTTAATCTTTGTGATATATAAGGCGCTTTTGATTCATCATTTGCAACTAATATTAAAAATGATTCACCTTTATTTAGAAGCATATTAAATACATCTTCGTGTGGAATAGTTCTATTATTTTCCACAACTAACCCATTATACTTTTTCAATGTATCAACAATAGACATACATAATAATAAAGCTGGTGCGGTCCTAAGTTCACGACCATCAGCCTCTTTTAATTTTTTATATATTTTTTCAATAAAAACAATTTCAAGTTCAGTATCATCAAGTTCTTTAAAAATATCTACTGTTTTTTCTGTATTTTCACTCATACTAAATCCTACTTTGAAGTTACCTGATTTAACAATAAAGGCCTATACCCTATTCTTTCAACACTTACACATCGTGATGTTATATTATCTACATACTTTTTATCATTATGTACATGACCATAAATATTAAAGTATGGTGTTGTTTCAGACAGCTGTAATGGTTCATGTGATAATAAAAAGAAATTATTTAATACTATAGGATAAGGTGAATAAAAGTCAAAATAATTAAAATAAAATTTATTGTCTTTTATATCGTGATTACCCTTAATAAGATTCTTGTGACCATTCAGCTTGTTAACAATACATTTAAAATCTCTACCTAAACCATCTGCTGGATAGTCATATAAATTGTTAAATGTAAAAAAGTCACCAAGAATCCAAACAATATCACAAGGTTCTACAACAGAATTCCAATTATCAATCAGCATAGTATTCATTTCATCTACTGATGAAAATGGTCTATTGCAGAACCTTATTATATTAGCATCATTAAAATGTGTATCGGCAATTACAAATTGCCGACCTTCTATATTTGAAAACATTAATTTATTTCTATACCATTATTAAAGATATGTAGTTTATTTGGAATAACTGAATTCCAATCCTCATCTGATAATTTTGTTGTTGAAATATGAACACCATTTTTAGTTTTTAAAGAATAAAGGCTATGCGCATTCATATAAACATACATATTATTTGTAAGACTATCTGTAAAGATTAGATTTGTCTTACCTAATGTTGATAGTTCATGACAAGTACTTTCAATTATATGATACATACATGTGAAAAATTCATTATAGTTTTCAAAATATGAATGCTCATAAAATGAATTAATTGCTTCAACAATACAAAGTAAAATACGCTCGCTATCTGTTTCACCCTTTTGCAATGTACCTAATGCAGCAACAGCAGGGCTATCCTCAATATAACCATTATGAACTAAAGACCATTTAATTCTTTTAACATCATATTTAATAAATGGGTGACAATTCAATGTACTTGCAGGCCCATGTGTCTTAAAACGAATATGACATAATGCAAGCTTTGATTCAAAATTAAATTTATCTAATCCCTTTATATAGTTCATTGCAGAATGTGGATTTACATATAACAAATCACGATCAGCAAGATAATAACCAAATCCATCTTGATGAACTCTTGAATGAAGCCAAAACTCGTTAGTATAGTTATTAAGTCTTGTAGGTTTATTTCCACAAAATCCGTAAACTTCACACATTGTAATTTCTCCTGTAGGTTATTAGCAATAGACACAAACTATTGCTAAATGTAATATACACAAGCTACTGAACTGATTGAATTGATCTTGACTTAAACTTTATTACTCTATCGAGAAAAAAGTTTATAAGTGATGAGTCAAAGTTGTAATTGAACAGAATATCAAAAATATTCATTTTCATGATATTTCTAATATATTGCATGTTATCAATATGATCTAACAAATCATATAGTACATAGGTTTGCAATTCTGCCCAATACAATATTGTTTGTAAATCTAATGTTCCTTCTAATTGTCTAAACTCAAAGTGCAAATTATTACATTTACCATCATACGAAAATTCACAGAATCTTGAACTTAATTTCTGATATTTATTTCGTTGCCATGGCTTAGTTTGGTGACAGTATTTATTGCGACGCCGCGTTATTGGTACAATTGGATCAAACACCGTTTTTTCCATGACTGAATATGCTGATAATAAATCACATATACTACCACGAAAGATATTATTATGTTTAAACCCAATATGAATGTGTGTACCGCATGACTTGTTTACTTCTGCATGTAAATACTTTTTGCAATATTCAATTACTGTTGAAATTGTTTTAATGTCATCCTTATCAAATAACTTTAATTTTGGTGACGATAATTCATAGCCGTATGGATTTATTAAATTTGAATCATCCAATTTAATACTACCATCTCTACCAAGGATCCATGAAGCACCATCATTATGAGTATATGACATTGAATTGAAATATTTTTCACGAAGCAGTCTGAACATTTCTATATTGAAATTTTGTAAATCTTTGGTTAATTTACTTCCAACAAATTCAAATTCAACGCCAAATGTAATATCAGGCAACTTAATATCATGTGAAATATGATAATCTATAGCAAATATTAATTTCTCATATAACATACAAGACATCTTTGAATCAATATTTTGATCTTTTAATTGCAATGTGGTTGAAGTTTTTGTTTCGTTCTTTAGCTTTATTCCATATAGTGCTAATGACTTAGCATGTGACTCATTTATTGTTGGCATATATTATTCTCCTGTATGAATTACACGCAGTCAAATTAATTAAATGCTATCTTTCACATAAGATGTGTAAATATTTTTGGCCTTTAACTTCCATAACTAAGTTATATACTTCACCTTTTGATTTATTTGCAACACGATTATTAAATATCTCTCGTGCATCACTTTCCACAGTGTCTGTATAAATAATGTCATTTCTCTTGTCAAGTAAATATGCACCATCTATATTCTTTTTAATAACGTGATAAATAATCATGCTTACTTCCTTTTGCCATTGTCATAAATAGCAATATTACTCGCTTCGATTTCACAAAACTTATAACTTGCATCATAATAACCACAGCACTTCCACACCTGTGAACGTTTACCAGATTTTTTTGATGTAGATCTTGCAAGATTAGAAGCATCACGCTTTTGCGTTAAATAAAAGTATTTATGTGAGCAATGTGTACAATCAGCAGATTCCCAATATGTAACGCCATATAATTCAATCATACTAACCTCCAATACTAAACAATATGTTTAGTGCAAAGATCAAACCAAAATGACTCTGTTGCTAAATTGTCTTCATGTTTAATGACAATAACCAGCTCTCGTGAAACTCCAGCATAGCTAAAATATATATCCCTTATTGAATAAACTTTTATACGATCACCAAGTTTAGAATTGACTAATTTATGCAAATATAATACTAATGAAGTTGGCATTTTTGCTAAATTAAGTCTCATATTTTTATTGCGATGATTCCAAAAATCAAGATACCGTTTAAGACTTATAGCACGAGCATTAATAACATCATCAATATTAGTTGAATAATAATTATCGCCTACACAATAAAATCTATTATAGTGTGCTACATTGGCAGATCTTAAGTTAACTAGTTGATCTACATCAAGATCTATGAAATATGCTGGATAGTCTAATCCTACAAACTTTTCATGCTTGCTTACAAGTTTCACACGAACAGATACATCATCTGCAATAGTGCTTTTAAGATCTGTTGATCTATAAACACCGTTTAATGTATAATTTACTACTGAATAGCATGGCACTTCTTTAAATGACATCGCCTTATATATGTCCACAACGTCATTATAGCGCTTTTGAATTTGTTGCATTGTGTAGCCCATGTAAACCTCCACTATCGAATATGGCCATAAGCCTCAATTTCCAAATCTTCACATGGGGTTGTAAATCTAAAATGATTCCAAAATTCGCCTGATCTAAATTGTTGCCACTTTGATTCATAGCCACTAATACGATATTTAATCTGATATTTTTTCCAATCTATAATAATAAAGTTGTGTGTACTACAATTCAAAAAAGCTTCTCTAAGCACCTCACCATGACAATAATGCTTATTGGCAAGATTTTTTGATAAACCTAAAACAAAGCGACCTTTATCTTTACCATAAACAGGATATACAACGTATTTACTTGTCATAGCAACCCCTTTGGCAGCTGAACAGGATCCATTCCCGTTCAATTTATGTCTTATTTATACCGTGATTCAACCAGCTTGTCAACTAAAAAATTCAGCTGACGAAATTTTTTTCAAAGAGCCGTCAAACAAGCTTCGCCGCTCATTTGATGACCTAATAATAACGCAAAACAACCAGCCTGTCAACTAAAAAAATTTCGAAAATTTTGCTAATTTTGCATCAGATTGTATCGCAATGCATCAAGTTTGTGACGCAAAAATTTTGAATTTTTTATTATAGCACACTTTTAACAGCCTGTCAACTAAAAAATTTCGAAAATTTTTCTAGTATAAAATATAAATAAACCGTTATATAGTATATAACGGTTTATTTATTTATAATTTATCTTCGTGGTCCAGGTCCAGGATGATGACCATGACCGCCTGAAGGTGGCGGAGGATGATGTCCAGGTCGAGGTCCCATTGGAGGCGGTCCCACACGATGTGGCAGCGGAAGAGGTGGAGCAGGTGTATAATTACGTCTTACACGTACATATTCACATTTTGAATGTGGATATGGAAATAATACTGTATAACACTGTTCAACTACATAATATGCACCAGGCGGTGGAGGCGCCGGCTGTGCTGAACCGATTGTTGGGATAATAAGCATAAATAATATTGAAAATAAAATAATAGTAAATTTATTCATTTTTACAACCTCCATAATTATTAAATTTTATATGTATGAACCAGCATATTATTAATATATGCAAATAGCATGCCAACTTATCACAAACTTATCATCTCATTTTATTTTAAGTATAAATATATTTATTATGACAAATATTTGAAATGTCGCTCATATACATGGAGGCTTGCTGCATTCCAAATAATATTACCTTTAACTGCATTGAGTCCATTCGACTTTAATGCTTCAAGCAAATAATCTTGAACATAATTATGCCAATTCACATCATTATCAAATCCGAAAACAGCATCATTAGACCGCATAAAAACTGTATAATCTAAACGGAATTTATTTTCATCAATTTCATTTAGAAAATGCTGTGTTGAATACGTACACATAAAATCGTGCATACCATTTGCATTACAATCAATTTGCATTGAAGGGCGATTATAAATCATACATGCTTCACGAGTATAATGATCATCCATTAAACGGTCTACACAATGTTTAAACTGTTTTCCGTTTTCTTCACTCCAAATACACCAGCCATAATTTGAATTTATTTTACCATCTTTATCAGCACATGCTTGCCAAATACCTGGTACATCACCAGGTATATCTTTTACAAATAATGACTGTGATTCATACCATTGAATTTCACGTTTTACATAATCATAGTTTGGCTTTCTGATAATATAATCTTTATCAGCTAAAAAATGAGCATTCTGAATTTCTACTGTTTTACCATACTTGCCTACACGGAAACACCTATCATTATATAGGCTTACTAGTTCTTTTCGGATGTCTTCAGTAGTTGGGATATTCATACTAATTACCATGCAGTTATTAATTAAAAGAAATTTGGTTCATTCATAATTGAAGAACACAGACCTGTTTTCTTAGCTTTAGTTTGTACTGGCTTTGATGTATTACCTACAGGTGATATTGTAGTTTTTCTATTACTATTAAAAAATACAATATCATCAGGATCTATACATAATGGTGTACTGTCTATTGTGTATGGTCTACCAGTAGAAGTCTCTATAAATGTTGAGTTAGACTTTCTTATATATAAATTATTTTTATAGAATTTCTTATTACCATCAATAACAACAAATACTATCTTACAGTCATCATTTGCAATACACATATTAATGAACGCATTAATATAGTCATTAATATTTGGTGAATTATCTAAACCTATAATTTTAATTATAACACTTTGACTTATTAAATATTGTGGATGCAATATATGCTCATCGTGTGTTCTCATTGCATGCATTGACTGATAAATTTTAGATTCATCTAATACAGTTGGTGCAATTAATTTATTTTCTAATAAATAAGTTAAAGCATATGAATTCCAATTAGAATAATCAATATCACCAATTGCGATTATTTTATTTTTTGGTTTTATGTTTAGTAAAGTCTTTTTATCTTGGTCTGATAATGACTTTATTGAATTAGATAAAAGATCTCTATATAAGAGAGCTATTCGATTTAAAGTTCTATTATTCATAATAAATACTACTTATTAAATGGAAGCTCTAATTGATGCGGATCTTTTTGTGACTGATATAAAAATGATAAATCTTCATGTGAAATAAGCTGTACATTATCAGTGCACTTTTCTAAAAATAATTTAGATTTATTATCATGTTTATTAATATACTGTGTTAAATTTGCATAATATTCAGTCTGAAATTTTCTAAAACTTTCAGGCATCACTTTATTTGAATAAGCATATGAAAGAGTTTTACCATCAACTAGTTGAAATACCTGAAGACACCTATATCCAAATGAATCAAATAAATCTTTCATATAAAAACCCTGCCACTTGATATTTGAAGAACAAATAATTTAACTAATGCATTTTATATACACAAACAATATAGGTATTGCAACATAATTTCTTTATAAATAAAAGAAACAGCTGCTATTATAACTAAATTATAGATAACAGCTACTGAGCATTTTATTTATTGCATATAGTCATAATCGTCTTCTTCTAATTCAGGAATATAAATATCTTCACTTGGTTCAGGATTATTATCAACTGTATTATCTTGAATTGATTCCATCTGTGGAGTAAACGTGCCATCAAATGTATCTGGATCATATTCAAACGGAATTAGCTCACCAAATGATTTTCCAATTGAAAGATCTGGTAACATTGGAACTTCCCAATCTGGAAGTTTAATTGTTTGGCACTTCATAATAATTGGGACAACTTCTTTTAAAAGATTTTTAGGTACTAAATAATTAATTTCATCGTGAATTGTACAAACCCATTTAACACCTTTATCTCTATATGGGATAAATAGTTCTTTCCACAATCTTACAAGCATAAGTTTAAGTAAATCACCAGCTGCACCCTGAACAGCTGTATTTTTAACTGTTCTTGTACCAAATCCAACTTTTTGTCTATCAGTACTATTTAAATAATACTTTACACGTCGTGGTCTACCAAAATATGTTTTAACATAACCATTCTTTTTTGCAAATCGTACAGCATTTCGCTGTCCAATCTCAATTGATGGTAACGCTTTTTTAAATGTATCAATAAACTCTTCGCATTCTTCTAATGACATATCAGGAAACTGATTATGAAATCCATAAGCTGTTGAACCATACAAAATACCAAATGAAGCAGCTTTTGCTTTTTTACGAGCTTCTTTGCAATAGTTCTCTTCACCGAAAATCTTATATGCTGTTAGTTTATGAACATCCTGATTTGTATTAAAAGCATGAATCCATGTTGGCTCTTTATATATATTTGCAACCAATCGAAGCTCTTCAGCCTTCATATCAACAGATACTATTACTGAATCATTATCAGGCGATCTAATTGCTTTTCGTACATTTAAATGTGGATCTTGTCCCTCTGTTAAACCTAAGCTTCCTTCTGGATTATCATCAAAAATCCAACCACATAAATCTTCACCATTTGCAATTTGTTCATCAGTCGCTTTATGACAATGATAATTATGTGAGTGTGGCTTTGGAAAACTTTGTATATTTAATGGTGAAAAGAATTTATTTTTTCCATCAGTTCCTGATGCTAGTCTTCCAGTTGGCACTTTACTAGTGAAATAATTAAATCTAATTGGATGTTTTTCAATTTCTTCAGGTGCTGAAATTTTTAATAATGTTTCAAGATATGAATTATCAAATTTCAAAAGCTGCTTATATTCTACTAATTTACGTAAATACTCATTATCACCATGTGTAGCAAAATAAGTGCTAATAGTTTTAATATCTGTTTTCATTTGTCCAGTGGCTGTTCTAGAACCTGTATCAATACCAAGCTGTTGAAATACAGACATTAATTCTCTACCTGATGATAAATTATATTCATGGCCTACTTGTGCATAAAGATATTTTTTTAACTCATCTAAATGAGCTAGAACATCACCACGAATTGATTTAAGATATTCATGATCAACATTTATTGGTGTATTTTCCAATCTCATTAAAGGGTATAAGCATTCATTATCAAGTTTACCTGCAGCGCCTGCTTCTACATAATAACGTTCTGTTTTAAAGAAAAGATTATATGTAGCCAATGCATCTAAAGAAGCATACCTATAACCACTTGCTGCTGGTAAATATCCAAAGTTTGTTTCACCACCAGTAGTCTCTTCAAATGTTGGTGGATTCCAACCAAGAAAATGCTTCTCTGATTTTTTCAATGATGGCATTACAACATTAGTATCTGATAGCCAAACTGAACATTGAACATCAAAGTATTTGGTATTTGAAAGATCAAATGGATATATCTTTTCATTTGGTTCAGGTGTATAACCATACTTTTCAGGTGTCATAAATTCAAGGAACCGCATATCGAATCTTGCATTATATAATAAATGCAATTTCGATTTACAAATCATTGCATATAAAACTTTTAAACCTCTATAACCAATTGCAATATCAGGATGTGTAAGTGGTACATAATAACCATTATGACCATCTTGTGTAAAAGAATAACCTACAATTAAACCTTCAACAAGATCACCAGTTTTACTACCTTTTTCTGGACTTAAATCAGATGTTTCAGTGTCCCATGCAAAGAATGAATCTGGTTTAAATTCATTCTTATAAAAATCAACTAACTCTTCATAAGAATGAATTAAATGATGCTTAAGATTATATACGTCTTCGAAATTTTCTAAAACAGGAACTGCTTTTACATAGTGTTCATATCCTGAGTTATCTTTTGAGCTTTCTAATTTTTTTCTTGGTGCCATATTTCTTAAACCCCTAATTGGCTAAAAGGTAATAATCACAATAGTCTTAATCTTGACATTGCAAAATATAATATACAGCAAAACCCTGATAGACTTAGCTTTCTACCAGGGTTTATTTATTACTTACTATTTAATAGCTTCTTAGATTGAACTATGATAATTTCTGACATAGCTTTAATATTTTCAGCAAGCTTTAATACTTCTACTAAGTCATAATTATCATCCATAAATATAATTTCACGTAATTGTTCGCTTAATTTATTTATAATACCTTCTGCTGATTCAATACAGCATTTAGCTTCATCATTCATTAATTAAACCATCTTATTTCAGGAAAACCTTTATATCCTTTTTTCCAAACAAACCAGGCATAACAAACGGCTGAAGCATTATTACTATTATTTACACCATTCATATAACACTTCATTCTTGAAGTTGAAACCCAAACTCTTATTGAGTGGATATTTGTCAAATAAAGGTCTTCTTGATTTACCTTCAAGAAATGTTAGTTTAAGGAACATACAAACATATCTTCCATCATCAACAAGTGAAAGTGCTTTTTCTACAAAGTCTTTTGCTTTATTATATGGTGGATTTGTAATAATATCAGCATCATGCATTGGTGTTTCACATGTAAGAAAATCAAGAACCTCTATCCCATCTTTTCTAGCAACTATATCTGAATTTCTAACATGTTTACCTGCTGCAGTAAATACATTTGATAATGATAAACTACCACATGCACATTCCAAAATATTATCAGATATATCTGGTTCCAATTGTAATAACCATTCTGCGGCTTTTGGATCTGATGAATAAAAATCAAGATCGGCTCTATCGCATTCAGAATGATTGCTACATCCATTTGTTACAAAAAGTGAACTACTACTTTTACCCATATTATTTATTCCTTTGGTGCATCAGGTAAAGGCATCCAATGAGTAACTTTTACATGAGCCAATGTTTCAAGATCACCACCAACATCGTCTTGACTTACCCATTTTCCTTTACGTAGTTCAGCAACATGCGGAACAAATCTTAATTTAGGGTTCTTCCAATCTACAACTGAAACTAATACCCAGTCATACTCAACTTCAGGCAATCTATCATTTACGCTAATCCATTCACTCATACTAAAGTCCATTTAATATTTAATGATCATTGTAACAAATATATTCATCCCAGCATTTATCAACAGCTTCATAGCAATCACTTGGTGTACAATTATAACCCCAAGAATCACATACTGTTTCACATCTTGTTATATAGCTACATCGTGTTTCATAATGACAATTATCATCAATGAAAACACAACCAGTTAATATCATCGCAAATAAAATTAATATACAAGATAAAATAATGTGCTTCATATTAAACCTCACATATTATCATTACTTATATATTGTAGCACACATCTTGATAAAGCATTTGCCTCTTTTGTAGGACCATGCTTTAAAAGATTAGTACCGCCTCTATTGTAAGCTTTTACTAATAATGCAATATGATTAAATCGTTCTCGTAAATGTTTTATATATCTTGCTGCAGCTATTGTATTGCATTTAATATCATCTATGTCATCAGCTGAGCATTCTTCAGATTTATAATGTCTATATGTTGCAGGCATTAATTGAAAAAACCCTCGAGCACCTTTTGACGATGTTTTAATTTTACAACCACTTTCACAAACAGCTAAATAGAAATAATCAGTAGGCACACCTTCTGATTCTAATAATGAAGAAATCTCTTCCTGATAAGGTAAACAATTATCAAGCCGGCCATCAGCATAAGCAGAAGTCGGAAAGAGGATCACCATAAATAGTAGAAATATTTTATATAACATTATAACAATAACCTTTTATTCAATTCTGTGAATAAATGACTTATTCACAAATAGATTATACAAATTACATCCTATAAAGTTAAATATGATAACTAATAATAGATGTAGCATTAAACTTGGATTTTCATATATTACTGAGCTAGCACCATAATAAAATGAATCTAATACACAGTTAAAGCACGATGTATAAATAAATCCTGTAATACATATAATTGGTATTATACAGTTTTTTGATTTAGTGCTAGATTCAACTGCTAGTGTAAATAAAAATCCAGCTATAATAGCTTTTATAATACATAGTAAATAACCACCACTAATAGTAGCTAATAATATATTATCAGCCAAACTAGAAATAGTTACATTTAGAAATCTTGATATAAGACCAAACATAAATGCTGCAAATACATTCAATAGCAATACAAGAATAAGTCTACGAAAGTCTATTGACTCAGATAAAAACCCAGCTTTATCAGTAAATAAATTAAGATTTAATATACTGCATGATAGAAAACAAAGTGCTGTTAAAACAGCACCAAATAAAGTATTTGTACACGATAAAAATAAATAACCACCAATGCTGACTATAATACCAGCTAATAATGATCTTGAAATAATATGATTATCTGGATCTATCATTATTGAGTTCCTTTATATAAAATAAAAACTGCATAATTATTTACACTATGCAGGATTTATTTTTAATTATTTACTTTCTTTTTAATAATTAATCTAGCGTATAAAGCTTTCCCATTTATACAAGGACCTCTAGTTCGCCATGGTGGTTTATCAAGTTTCACTTCAGTTCCTGTTATAATACCATTTTCAAAATCAAGTCTGTCATAATGATTAAATAAACCAATTATGTCAAATTTATTTGGATCATGCTTAGCCAAATATGTAACAGGAACTCCAATATACTCATTATAATCAATAGGAATATCTGTAGCTTTGTTACAATTTATCACATCAAAATTATCATATTTAACATATGAATCATCAAAATGTTTTGTAAGTATTAATGAAGAAGTTCTATCAACATACAAATTTGTAAAAGTGCTTATTGCAGGAACTTTTATATAACAAGTATTATCTTTTTTATATACTTTAGAGACTGGATCATCTGCATAGTCCTCATGGACTTCAAACTCACAAGCTTTATTTGCAATATGACCCAGCAAAATTTTATTATGCACTAATAAATTTATTACTAGTTTATATGTTAGTGCATTTGTATTTCCCCAAATAATAAATTTTTTATTTAGAGAGTCAAGCAATGAAAGAAACGGTCTAAACAAACTGAATGGTGGATTTGTTATAATAATATCAGATTGTTTATAATTATCTATTGCAGTGTTACTAAGGAAATCAGTTCCGTTTTGAAGAGATGTATATAACAACCCTTTTATTAGCCCTTTGGCTTCTAACTCTAAAAAGTATTTAACAAAAGCCGATTCCTTAGTATCACAAGGACAATAGATTACTTTATCTTTGAACTGATCAATATAATGATCAAGTTCAAATTTAACATCTTTATACAGAGCGTAAAACTCATCTTTTTTAGATGAGCGTGCATTACCTAATTTATCTCTTAACATATTAAAATATATTAGATATTTAACGCAATTCTAGTACATCAAATAAAGTTGTAGCTGTAAGCTTACTTGGTGAAAGATCAACTGAGACATCTTTTGAGAACTCATGTATTACTGTACCACCAGCAAGCTCAATAAATTCTTTGATAGTCATCATAGGATTGCACTTTGCAATAGATGCATTTAATACATTTTGCATAAATTGCTTATTTGGAATTCTATGACCACCGCAAATGTCACCGCCATACAAAGTAAATGATTTATCTTTGTAAAATCCAATAACCTCTTCTTTTTCGTGTACTTTAAGATTAAGTTTAGGTGCTATTGCATTATTAGGATTTATCACTGCTGAAATCATATCCTTTGATCTGCTAAATGCACACTCGTTTGTAATGTCTTTTGTGAAAAGTAAATCAAAAGGAACTTCTCCAGATACGTTATAGATATTTACACTAAGGATATAAGCATCTTTTACTTTTGATGATATTCTAAATGCTTCGACAGCACCGTATGGTTTTGGAGCATCTGTCATATCACCTGAGAATAATATATCATTCTCTGATGATCTATAACCAGAATTCCACCCAAAAGAGCCATTAACTGAATTAAGATGAAAGTCAAGATCTATACGACATGTGTCACTATTAAACCAATGTCCGCCAATACAAATTGCATTAGCATCTTCAGGTAATTTAATTTTAGTACCATAAGGAAATATACCACTCATCTGCTTTTCTGAAACAGGTGCTGTATATTCAACTGTATTTGGTATATAAAACACTTTTCCTGAATAATAATTATTCAATATTGATTTTAATCGGTTTGTGCAAATATCATTTAACCACAATAGATTAGTAAGACGAATAACATTTATATTGTTTTCATTATCTTCTATTTTAATAAAGACTTTACCATTTCTAACACTGTATATATGATCCTTTGCAATAGTCTCATATCTTGCAAAGTTTATAAGTTTAACAAGCTCTCTAATGTTTGCCTTTTCAATAATCTTTACAGCATCTTCTTTCTTACCTAGAGCAAGCAAGTTCATTAAGTTTGAAACTGTAAATCCAGTAACTGGTTTATGGTTAGTGTTAGCAAGTCTTCTTAGCTTGTTTATCTTATTAGCAAGATTTTTATTATTTTTAAATGCTAAAAATAATGGTTTAAATCTAAAGAATGATTCTGATAACTTTACTAAATCAGTATGTTCAAACATTCTTTCTGCAGTTAACTTTGTTGAAAAAGACTTTAATAAATTTATTGTCTTTTCATCTTTTACAAGAGAAGTAACATTTCCATTGCTTGCTTTATATATTGCTAATCTTAAAAAATCCTGGCTATTTGTAGGTACAACATTATGTACATCACAATATATAGCCTTAATTTCAAAAGATCTTATTGAGTCTACATCAATGTCACTTACATAACGTAAAAGACATGTTATATAACCAACCAAATCTTTATTAGGCGCACTAACATTGTAAATATAGTTTGTTATTTCATGTTTAAGTTCATCGTCAGTTAATACATGTATAACAGTAAAAGCATCTATTGAAGGTGCCTTATCAAGATCTATAAAAATCTTCTCTACAGGGATATAATTAATAGAATTAAAACCTAATGACTCCATTCCATAAGTACTAAAATAATGAACTATCTGTTCTGCAACAAGCTGTTCAATTGGAGCAGTTGCAACTTTATTCCAACTCTTATGAAATGAAGATGCCCATTCAACTGATTTAATACCTAAAGTGTCTATAATTAAATCAGCTAATTCAACATCTAATTCTTCTATTATTCCTGAAGAACTAATAGGAACAATACCATATTTAACAAGTTTAGCTAATGAAACTTTAGCAGTGCAATCATTACAAGTATTCTTAACTGCATGAAGTAACTTTAATGTAGCTATCTGTAAACTATTGTCATTAATCATACCAATCTCCCACACTGATTTTGCGAAATATATTCGCGATTTAATAGGAAAGCTTATAAAACAAAAACCTAGTAGCAATATTGCCCTTGCGAGAACTAAATCTTATAACCTAAAGAGTAGAAGGAAGTTCATTTGCAAGATTAATATCACTACTAGGTATAATTAAATTTCTACGAGAGCTAAATGTTAAGCAATAAAGAAGGAAGCTCTTTTGTAGAAATATGCCTCAAGAAAGATTCGAACTTCCGACCCACGGCTTAGAAGGCCGTTGCTCTATCCAACTGAGCTATTGAGGCAAACGAAGAGAGTAGGATTCGAACCTACGATACGGTATAACCCGTATGACGCATTAGCAGTGCGTTGTGTTAAACCAGACTCCACCATCTCTTCATATAAATATAAATGTCAGCAGAGAGACTCGAACTCTCAAGTCTTTCGACGACAGCTTCTAAGACTGTTGTGTTTACCAATTTCACCATGCTGACATAAATGGACGCAGCAGGACTCGAACCTGCGACCTCTAGGACCCAAATAGAGAGCTCTAACCAAATGAGCTACTCTGTCAAAGAACAAATATTATATACATAGAACACAAAGTTTACTTAACTATTTTATGTATTATTTTCATTATTAATTTTAATAATGAAACAGGTTGCCGAAGATTTGAACTTCGATCCTCAATTTTGGAGACTGAGATGCTAACCATTACACTAGCAACCTAAATTCCACGAACAGGATTCGCACCTATGCTGCCGGAGTCAAAGTCCGGTGTTCTACTACTGGAGTATCGTGGAATATAATATACATAGATATTTAAGAATTTTTAATTTTATTTTTTGAATATTGACGATAAGCTTTTACCCAATCCGGATTAAATCCATCTAATGCAATTTTTGTTTTAAAATCACTTGTTGGCACATAATCCTTATATAATTTTGTAATTGTATTTGCATCTTCATGTGTAAGAAGACTTAAATCAATTCCACCAATATATTTATCATTTTCTTTAATGACAAATACTTTACGAGGCCTCGTACCATTAGATGATGTATAGGTAAATTCTCTAATCATATAAGCTCCATGATTTTATATGTTATTTAGATATAATTAAATATACACTGTTTAAAAGTCTTTACAACTTTTATTTCCAAATTTCACAACCTTTTTGTGCGAGCAAATCACACTCTATATTATTACGACCTTTACGACCATCCGTTTCAATTTATGGTTTATTTATACCGCATTTTCAGCTGCCTGTCAACTAATTTTTTCAGACAATCAAAAATTTTTCAAAGACTCTCAAATGACACATTCGTCATTTGATGGATTAATCATACCATGGTTAAAATTGTTTGTCAACTAAAAAATTCAGTCAACAGAAATTTTTCAAAGATAGTCAAATAAGCCTTGTTGCTCATTTGATGGGCTAATAATAGCATAGTTTAAACTGTTTGTCAACAGAAAAATTTCGAAAAATTTACCAATTTTGCATCAGATTGTATCAGAAAATTTCTTTATTTTTCTATTGACAAATAGCCACACATGCGATATAATTAATAGCCATATTTTTTAGCTAAATTTTGTATTGATTCTTCAACAAATGAAGGTTCAGATTGCAAATTATGTTTATTATTATATTCTTCTGCAATCTCATTATATACATCATAAACAATGTAATAATCCATTCCACATGTGTCAACATAATAATCAAGTAGTGTATTTAATTCATATTTTAATGAGTCATTATTATAACTATCCATTACAAGATCTTCATATTTATGAAATATGTCAAGCACACGTGGCTCTATTGAATCTCGAATGGTTCTTTTATAATACGCTTTTACATTTTGTCTATAAATTGATTAAATGTTGTTTCACTCATAAGAATCTCTTATAATATAATATGCTATACTATACAGTATAGCGTTAATTTATTTTTCAATATCGTAAATTATATCGTCAAATAAAACAGGTATTTTTGATTTAAGCTCATCAAGTAGCTGTCTTGTAATTGATCTAATTTGTGGGTGCGCAAAATTTGATGTTCTTAAAGTGAAAAAGTGTCGCCACTCCCTTATATTACCAGTCACGACAATTTCAGTTGCAAGTGATGTTGGCAACACGCCTCTTGCAATTTCAGGCTTTGCACCATTTTCTAATAATGCAAAGTATTCATGCTCAGCAAACATACAAGCTTCATGCCATATATGATAAGTAGTCGGATCTAAACAATCACCAGGTGAAATAACTTTTATTTCTTTACCGAACTTATCTTTTGAATAATTGCAATAACGTGTACTCTCTTGTGCAAAACTAAACAAACGATGTCTTACAATTTCATGTGAAATACCACGATCAACAATAAACTTCACTGATAATTGTGTATGTTCAAGCATTGCTTCATGCCCTCTTGATATTAAAGATTTGCATAAAGTAACACACGATGTATCAGTTATATTATTCTCAGATTTATAACATGTCCTTGCAGCACGTTCTATAGCCTTTAACATTAACATGCTATCACTAAGATCAGTTAAAATTTCATAAGACTGGTTTATTACTTTCATGTTATATTACCACCAATTTACAGAATCTGAAATATTACCTGATTTTGTTTGACTTGTTATAACATACGAATTTGAATTATAAATAGCAAACATTTCATTAGGAACTAGTGTCCAATAAATAGAATCTGCATTTTCACAAATACCATTAAGATCATAAAACAAATTATTCGGATTTTCAATTATCTTAATATTTACCATTTGTATACCTCTACATAAAGACAAATAAACCCAGTGCAAATAATATACACTGGGTTTTAGATATACTTAATTTATAAACCTAATTCTTTAATAAGCTTCTTTGTCATATATGGTTTACCAATCTTTAAAAATCTTTCTGGTAAATTAGCAATCATATCAGCACGCTTTGCCTGCATTGGTTTTGTGAAATACGGTCATAACATTTCTAAATTATCATCACTAATAGTATCTTCAAATTTATCAGCAATATCTGACATCAGTTGAGCAATCCTACTATATAAATAAAGAGGATAATATATTATCCTCTTTACAGTGTATAAATTATTATTAATTTATTTACTTAATAACTTTTCAAGTCTTTTAATACGAGATTCTAGCTTACGCTTTTTAGATTCAGAGGCATCCATGTTCATGTTATCTAATAGAACCTGTGTCATCTGTGAAAGATCATCAGCAATATCATCACGTACAGACTCTAAGCGATCTGGATCATATCCAAATCTATCACACATATATTGAATAGCATCACTAACCATTGCATCATTTGCATTATCAGCCATGCTTTCCATTTCAAGCTCAAATTCCAGATCTGATCCCCAATAGCTTCGTGCAGCAAAATTATCATCAAAAATTACCTGTAATTCTTGAAGCATATCAGGGTGAAGACCTTCATTCTTACGTTTACATGATTCTAATACTGGTTTATCAGCATCTCGTGCAACTGATTTAAATGCACTTAAATCTTTTTTAGCTTGCTGTAATAATTTAATTCGATCATCAATAATATCATTGATTGATTGAAGTGCTGATGTAGCACTTGTCATTCCAGCTCGTGTACATGCTCTTGCAACTGCTTTTTTATCAGATGGATCATCTTCTAACATGGATAGAATATTTAATAATGCTGCCCATCTAGTAAAATCAGTGTCCATATTATTGGATTTATTTAATTCAGCAAGCTGTTCAATAATAGCTCTTAAATCCATAGCAAATCCTCATAAATTAATAATTATTAATTAACGATTTGTTTTACGACGTGGAAATATACGAATACGATTACGATTCATTGATTCAGAACGAAGGCTTTTTTCTAAACGACAAATACGTGCTTCAAGTTCACGATTATTACATTCTTCTATATCTTCATCATCTTCATCAGCTTCATCTTCAGCTGGCTCATCATCTGCTTCAACATCAGGCACTATAGCAAGATCATCTTCTGCTGGTTCTTCAACATCACCACAACAATTTGGTAAACTTAATGAACCAAGAACACGCTTACATTCTGCATCTGACATTTCCTGAACACATGCAAGAAGTGCTTCATCAGCATCAAGTGATCCCATGTCAACTAATGAAAGTAATAATTCATGTGGATCTTCAACAGATTCATTTTTTCGCTTTGCAGTAACAAATTTATTTGTATTAATTCTTCTCATAGCTTAGACCTCATATAGCACATATTGGTAAAGGTGTATTTAATTATAAATAATACAATTAGCTATACACAATTTAATTATTTGATTATCATCAGCTATAATATTTGATATATCTTTATCAGTATATAAAGTTATTATACAATTATCAATAGCTGCTTTTAATGTTAGCATTATGGCAAATAAAGAATTTAAACTTTTATCATTATCATAATGATATTCAATGCTAATCTTATTAAGATTATATTTATCAGACTTATGAACAATTAATGTTAAATCCTGCTCTGTAAATGGAACATCACCATTAAATTCAATCTGAATTTCATTATTAGCTTTACTGAAGTTTATTGATTTGCAACTTATATTATATTGTATATGCATGATAATCACCATATATTTATTAATAGTTTAAATAAGTACATTGAACTAGTTATATACTAGATATTGGTGAGTTTTAATTTATTTTATATCTATATAATATACCAGTAAACTAATGTAATATTTCATTTCAGATCGTAATTCATTTAATTAACATACTTATTTTTGGCACAAGGGGTTTATAGACACTATGCTTACACCTGGAATCGCAGCTATTATTTTAATAGCTGTATGTATATTACTTTTAATTGTAATTCCTATTTTGGATGGATCCGAAAGATTCTCCAAATTTATTAGTTTGCGTTATACACTAGTGGCAGTTACACTCATTATGGCACTAGGGTGTGTTCTCGATTTTTCTCATCTTGCAGAGTCATCGAGAAATATCGTTTTAATGGGTGGTGTAATTTTAGTTGGTTTATTTGTAGTCGTTAGATCATTAGAAAAAATGAAACTTGGTGGAAAGAAAATTGAATTTTCAATTGAAAAGGGCGACGCAAAAGCATCAGCTACATTACATGGAGAACAATCACCTTTAGCTAATATGAATAAGCTAAAATCTGAAGACTCTGAACAAGAATCATGTGATAATTCATGCGTCGAATCATGCGTTGAAGATGAACGCGGCGGTGAAGAATAAAATAAATATATACAATATATAATAGCGAGTAATTAATTACTCGCTATATTTATATTATTCACGATTAAAAGTAAAGTAAGAAAAATCATCTAAATGATATTTATCAAACTTAACTTTATAATCAAATCTAACTTCATATTCATCTGCTGATGATACTAATTCAGGATCATCTTTAATAATATCTACAGTGATTTCAACAGGACTATTAAAGTGATTTACTAAAGCAGAAATCATCTCATCTTTTGTAATATTATTTAGTTTACTATAATAGTTAATTAAATTATAATCAGCCTCAAAATCACCACTTGTAATATAATTAATATCCTTAAAGTCATATACAGTTGTTAAATAGTCTTTAAGATATTTGCAATCATTATGACCAAATTCTTTAACATAGTCATTTTCTGTATAACGCATTTTAGTCTCCAAATTAAACTAATAAGTAAATTGAATTAATAAATTACATATACAGAAAACTTCTGTTATTTTGAAGCTTATTTATCTTCACTATTATATTTATTTAATATATTATTAATATAGCTGTTTTGTACATTTTTTGTCAAATCATCATCTGGTGCATATTTGCCATATTGATGATCATATAAATATTTATCTAGTTGCTTTTCTGGTTTAAACAAAGATTTATCATTGTGATCAGCACATACATTATATGTAATATGCTCTATTAAATTTTGTACCCATTTATCAGCTTCAGGTCTTGCAAAATAATAAATATCTACATTAATTTTGTGCTTATCAACAAAGCGTCGTGCCTTTTTAAAGCACTCATCTTTATCTTCACTTCCACCAATAATATACATTTCATCATTAATAGTAATGCAAAAAGCAAATTGCTTTGCAGATAAACCCATCCTCTTTTTAAAGAATTTAAGCTCAATACTATTAAACGTATTTCCTATCGTGTCTTCAAATAACATAGCAATAACTAAAGCCTCAAATTAAATATATCGTTTATAAGTACAAATATAGTCAATATAATTGATATTCCTAAATAATACTTATAAAATATTAGCATTTGTATGATACTATCAAAATAATACAATTATATTATTTACATGGAGATATCATTATGCTAGAGTTTAAAAATAAATGGTTAATGTTTTTTGTAAATTTTTTACTATTTCCATGGCTTATATTACAGTGGCTTCCTGGTTTAATAGGTCTTGCAATCTTTCATAACTGTGAATTGTATGTAAACAAAGATGCTGGCATTAGAGTTATTAAAGTGAATAAGGGCTACTTTATTGGTGGTGCTTGTTTTTCATGTGGGCCTATTATATTTGTCACACCAAATTGTACTGAAAATATTATTAAACATGAAACTGGCCATTCTGTACAATCTTTAATGTTTGGATTGCTATTTCATTTTATAGTAAGTATACCTTCTGTAATAAGATTTTGGATTCGGCGTTTAGGAAATAAATCGCAAGAATGGTATCTTTCTGGTTGGCCCGAGTCTTCTGCTGAGAAGTTAGGTCATACAAATAGGTAGTAGGTACTATGCACAGATAATATAAATATGTTATATCAATATAAATATATTATCTGTGGAGGTATATATGAATTACAACGAATGGCAGTTGCTGGTGAATATGCAATGAAATCTGCTGATAATAAAACAGGTAAATCAAAGATGAATACATATATTACAGACAATATCACAAAAGATGGTGAGTTTGTAACATTTAAGTATTCAACATCACAGCATATTGTATTTCATTCAGGTGGCAAATGGTATAGTGATTTTAAACAAGGAACACCAGCAGGATGTGGCGGTGAAAGTACACTATATTCAAATGTACATTTCTTTAAAAGATAAATAATAAATTAAATACAAAATAAATAAAACCCTGTATTTAAAATACAGGGTTTTTCTTTTATAATAATCACAGTATTTAACAAATGGTTAATAGTTTACCTTCATATTTTCTAAATGGAACATTAGCAGCATCTAAAAGTTTTCTACTAGCAATATAAGAAGCTTCATCATGATATTTATCAGACAAATATATAATTTCTGATATTCCTTTTTGCAATATCATTTTTACGCAATCACAACATGGAAATAAAGTGCAATACAATTTAGTATTTGATAAATCAAACACAGTACTATTTAATAGTGCATTCATTTCAGCATGAACTGTAAAAGCATACTTTGTTTCATTATATGGCAATGATTTATCATTAGATGTTGGGAATAATTGTTTATCAAGATTCCTTGGAATTCCATTATAGCCTGTGCCTAAAACTTTATTATCATTTGACACAATAACAGAACCAACTCTTGTATTTAAATCAGATGATCGCATTGATGTTAGTATTGCAATATTCATAAAATAATCATCCCAACTTATAGGATAATTTGAAGCTAATACATCTGAAAAAGTTGGATTTTCATTTTTAATAAAAAGTGAATCATCTGGGTAGCATTCTTTTAATGACTCAGTTACAGAATTATTAATTTCATTACTATATAAATTTTCTATTGGCTTTCCTTTTAACCTTGATAATACTTCAATCTCATTTCTATATTTTAAGTGATCAACATAATCATCTACACTACAACAACAGTATGATGGTGTGAAACTAATACTGTCTGCAGAGTATGACACATCATTATTAGTTTCACCACACATATTTTTAATCATTTTATCATGAATGTCCATATTTAATCACCACATAATTGCTTTGCGAATCCATGTGATTTCACCATCTGTATATTCACTATCACCAATAGGCGTCATGTCTTCAAGAATTATATCAGCATTAAGATCTTCACCAAGTGACTTTATATATTCTACTAAAGCTGAATCTTTTGAATTAAAATATTCTCGAGTTAAGATAGAGTCTCCAGCAAATCGATAATATACATTAACTTCAACTTTCCACATAACGCCCTCCCATCGCTCCACTATATAAATAGGTTAACTTACCTATTTATATTTGATTTAATAACATCTACAAGTTCATCCACACCTTCAAGAGCCTCATTAAAATCAGACAATGTTTGTTCATTTACACCATTAGCAAATGTTGCATCTGTCATAATTGAACGCAAATGTAAAGCATCCTTTTCCATTCGGCGTGCGATTCCTTTCTTTTTCTTATTAAGTTCTTCAATCATAAAGTCTATATCATTAATATCAGCATAATGATTATTTAAAGATCGTGACAAATGATTTGCAAGTTCAACAAGTCCTGTAAGATTCATTTTTAACCCTCCATTATTTATCATCGTCTTCACTAGTTAAACGCTGTTTAAGTTTAATTTCATTTTTATCTGTACAAACATAATCAATAAGATCTTTGTATGTATTTACACTATCACCAAGTCCATATTTATACTTGTAGAATAATTTATTATCTTTTATAATATAAGTATATTCAATATCACCATGCAATTGATTATGTGTATTAAGATTCATTATGCCGTCATCTCTATAGTCTTCATCATCGGCAAGATCATTTACAAATAAATCATATACAGTTTTATCTTTAATAAGTATACTCATTCCTATAGAATAAACGAGGCGTTTACGAAGGTCTTCACCAACACCCGAAAGGTAGCCATCCCAATGATGATAAAATTGATGCGCTTGGTTATCGGGTGTTACAAGAATAATGTTTGATCGTGTACTCATAAAATAATCCATTTATTATATGTTGTTACGCAACTTCAAAGTCTTTATACCATTCATCAAGATCTAATGAAATATTATTTACAATAACATTTCCGCTAAATCTAACTTCCTTCCAAAGTTCATTTGTCTTTGATAAACCCCAGGTATTTGGTTTTGGATCATATCCTGCGTCAACTTTAATATCATAATCAACTTTACAATCAAGTGATTTCATAATGAAATTATACATATCTTTGTATGTCATTCCATTATCATCACCCCATGCAATAATAAGATCCTTAAATTCATCTTTCATTGCTTTTTCAATTAGTTCATCTTCAATCCCATACTGAAAATATTCAGCAAGAAATTCACGAAGTGTTTTATCTTCATTAAGACTCGCGAGCTCTTCTTGTAAGCAGCGATTTATAAAGTCTTTATTTAACATAAATTTGTGTTGTGCAATCCTTTGTATTTATAAATAGCCTTTTTATTATCAATCTTTTCTTTTATAAAAAGACAGGCACCTAAAAAGTTCATAAGCTTATATTCACTAGCTGTCACTGTAATATATTTTGATTCAAGTTTAACTGATTTATTACTTGCGGCTTTCGGCATTCTTACTTTCATTCTCATAATTCATACCTCCATTATTCAGCAAGTAGTGAAACAATTTCATTTAAATCATCTTCAGGGATTGCTCTATACAACCAAGCAGATCCATATTTATAGTCATTATCATCAAGCAAATTTATACTTTCAAGATATTTACATGAAGCATCATAATCAGACAAACGAACACCAGCTTTTCGTGCATCATTAAGTGCCTGTTCCTGTTTAACAGTGCCGGCGTGCATGTCATTCAAATGGTATGCTTTCCATAAACGATGTAATTTTCTAAATAATGGATTACAACTCAATCCATCCATCTTTGCCATTTCATCTAAACACTGTCCACACATAACAACGTCGGTATGTGTTGCATTCCATATATTACAACAAATTGACAGCACAGGCTTTTTCATATCACCATCTTTATACTGCAGTTCAACTTCAACCGTTGGAAGATTTACACGACGAGATGATGTATAGGCAACTTTATTAAAAGCAAACTCTTTTCTCATGTATGACATATTGTGCTCCATGTTAGTTAGTGAATGGAACCATTCCATTCAATTTACGAGATTATAATATCACAGCTCTATTTATACGCAAAGCTAGCTTTGCATATTTTACCACCAACAGTTGACATATACTTTTTCATTCTGCCAATCTGTTCCTTCCATTGCGGCTTTTGCAGTGTCCCAAATATCAACACCATTCTTTTCATCAAAGACAGTTTCATCCGCGAGAATATCACGAATTTGACTTTTTGTCAATTCAACGTTACACCCATTTGTTTCATCAGAAATTTGGAATCTATCCACAACCCACCAAGTATTACGGAATTGACCAAGCACGCGAGCTTGACGAGTTGAAGGATTGCCAGCAAAGAATGTAACATCAAGACCCATGGTTTAACTCCCTTAGCTCAATGAATGGAACCCATTATCCATTCAGTTTATGGTTTATTTATACTATGTTTAAACCGGTTTGTCAACCTGTTTTTTCTTATACAGCTTTCAAAGTCTTATAAACTTTGTGTGCTTCGTGTTTGCCATATCAGTATCTACATTTGGTTAGTGAGTGAGGATCCATTCTTCACTCATTTGTTGTTTTATTTATACCGTACTTTCAGTTGTCTGTCAACTAATTTTTTCAGCCAGCTGAATTTTTTCTTGTCAAGGCCTCAATGAACTCTCATTCATTAAGTGGGCTTATAATACCAAGCTTTCAGCCATTTGTCAACCAAAAAATTCAGTCAACAGAAATTTTTTCAAAGACTCTCAAATGGCCTCATCAGTCATTTGATGGGATTATTATGCCATAAGTCCATGGGTCTGTCAACTAAAAAATTTCGAAAAATTTGCCAATTTTGCATCAGATTGTATCACTAGTGCAACGAATTAAATCAAAAATTTAAGCCCATTATTATAGCATAAATTTCCTGGTTTGTCAACTAAAAAATAAAGAAAAAGTGTATCAGATTATTTCATTTTTCGAAACAGTCTAATACACTTAATTTATATGTATTTTTAACATTTATATATAATATATTTAATTATATTCTATTTCATAATTCAATGAATTGAAATCATCATAATAATTATTAAGATCAATAATCAACTGATCTATGTCTTTAATATAAAACTGATATTGGAGATATTCACAAAATGCTGTATGCAGTCTATCGAAGCTGCTAACACCTGAACTTTTAAGAACTTTATTCAAATCAATATCTTCTTTTGCATAATTAATATCTTCAATCCACAAAACACATTTCTTAAACGCATTGTAAAGATTCTTAAATGTAGAAGATCTTAGTGATCTATCAAGTTTAATCTCATAATCAAGAATTTCTATAATTTCAGAAAGATCATATATTCTATCTCTATCAGGATCAGCCCATTCACTTCGAGGAATCATATTTACTTATCCTTTGTTAAGGTTAAGAAATGTTGTCAACGATCATCCCAATATAGCACAGAAAAATAAACCTGTTAAAAACATACCTATAATCATTATTTCCAACCATTACCATAATCATATATGTAATGCTCTAAATAAGCAACTATATTGTTTGCAATATCAGCATTAAATATACAATCCGTGCAATCCTCGTTTAGTGGTAAAATACCATCAAACTTATATTGTGACATAAAGTAACCTGACTTATAAATTTCTAATGAACCTCTATTATCATTTTCATTTAAATTTAAAAATAAAATTAAAGGCGTGATATTTTTTGTATTAATAGACCAAATATATAAACCACCTCTATCAAGATCAGCACTTTGTGGAATAACTCGTCTTATTGCTCGTAATATATCACTACCATAATAATATGTATCGTGCTCATATTTTCTCATAATAGTCCCTCACCATGAAAAGAACATTTCAAGATTGTCTTTATCCCAATTAAATGACGAACTTGCATCAAGGTCTTTTGCCCAATTATAAACAGACTTTAAACTTTCCCAATAAGAATTATCATATTCAGTATTGCCACCAAAAAATACATTCTTTGTTTCAAACTTTTGATTTACAGGTATAGTATTATTATTAATATTATAGTATATTAATTCTTTATGCAAATCATTTACAAATGAGCGTAGCTTATCATGTGAAATCTCGATACTGTCACAACATTGATCATCACCAACATCAAAGTATGTAAGGATAAAATTTACTTTACCAAAATAACCGACTTCTTCTTTATATCGAGAATCTAATTTTGACCTTGCATTAAAAACAATATCGAGACCCATAGTATATTCCTTTTAGTAAACAGACTTAATATATTTTTAAAAGCTTCAACAACAGGTTTATTTGCATCAGCACATTCAGTTGGTCGTTTACCATCAAGGAAATAAAGATTCTTCCAACCTACATTTACAGATTTATTTGTTTCAATCTGGGTCCATATGCCATCCTGTGCCATAATACACAAAGAACAATTCCAAGAACCATTCCTATGATCACAATGTGATCTAAATTTATGACCATTGTGCTCATACACAAGAATCGAATTGCAAGGATTGCCATTATCATACACAAGCTTCATAATTATATCCTCCAGCATGTTATTGGATGGAGCCATTCCACCCAATATGTTTATTTATTATAGTTATTAAATCGAATGTTATTCACTTGCTTTGAAGTTATAAATCGGTTTAATAACCTCCACAATGTCAATAGTATCTTTTACGAGATCAATAATCTCGTTTGCATCTTTATATGCCATCGGCGATTCATCCAAGGTGGATTCATTTACCGAAGTCGTATAAATACCATCCATAGCACATTTGAAGTCATCCATAGAAATTGCTTCACGAGCTTTTGATCGCGACATTAAACGTCCAGCACCGTGCGGCCCTGAACAGTTCCAATCTATATTTCCTTTACCAATTCCAATAATAGAACCGTCACGCATGTTTAACGGAATGATTACTTTTTCACCTTTGTTGCAACGTATAGATCCCTTGCGAATTATGCTATCTTCAAAGTCAATATAGTTATGAACAGTATGAAATTTGTTGATCGGTTTAATGCCTAAATAATCTATAATTCGACGAGCAATCTCTTCACGATTTTTAATAGCATATTCCTGACAAATTTTCATATCATGTAAATAGTCATCACGATGTGAACCTTCTAAATAACATAAATCCTCCGGCACTTTTTCTATATTAGCATATTTCTCTCGCAATTCACGAATAGCCTGTGCTATTTCTTTATGACGTAATGTTTCTTTATATTCAGCAATTAAACGCTCAGTTTCACGTTTTACTTTTTCATATTTAACATTACAATCATCAACAGCAATTGCCTGATAATATCGACAAACCTGCTGTCCCAAATTTCTGGAACCAGTGTGAATAACTAAATAAACATTGTCTTTTGAATCTTTATTTAATTCAATAAAGTGATTGCCACCGCCTAACGATCCAACGGAACGGAATAAGTGCTCAACATTTTTAATATATTTCCACATTTTTAAGTCCTGCAATTTTGCAAAACCTACACAGTGTTTATCATCATTTGCTGACATTCCAGACGGAACATTCTCGTGAATGAACTTATCCAATCCAGCTAATACATCATCAGATATATCAACTTTACCCAGCTCTAAAACATACATTCCGCAACCAATATCAACACCAACTAAATTCGGAACAACTTTGTCACCCAGGTTTGCAGTAAACCCAATAACACAGCCTTTTCCAGCATGGGTGTCCGGCATAATACGCACTTTCGCATCTTTGAAAACGTCAACTGACATCAGCTGATGTAATTGATCACGCACTTCCTGCTCTACAGTTTTTGCAAATATTTTTAAATCAGCCATGATTTAACTCCCTATGGCTAACGAGCTGGGAACCATTCCGTGCTCATTTGTTACTTTATTTATACCGCAAATCAACCAGCCTGTCAACTAATTTTTTCAGTCGGTTGAATTTTTTTTCAAAGAGCTATCAAGTGAACTCATCGCTCATTTGATAAACCAATAATATCATGGATCAACCAGGTTGTCAACTAAAAAATTCAAAAAATTTTGCATCAGTTTGCATCTGAAAGTGTGACAAAGTGTCACAATTTAAATTGTTTATTTAAACCACAAATTCACTGGTTTGTCAACAGGAAAATTCAAAAAATTTTTGATAAAATAATGCCGTATAGTTAACTATACGGCATCTACTGTATTTTAATATATTATAAATATCTGTCTAAATTATAACTTAAGTATATGAAAAATGAAAATATTACTATTGATAAAAATAAATGAATCATAGTTATAAATTACTCCGTTTATCAATCTCCATTCTTATACCAAATTAGTATAATCATGAAAACTATGGAGCATATTACCAATGCAGATAGAAATGAAATTTCTGATGTATTAATTATCATTGTTTATACTCCATCATGTAAATTTAATTTAAGTGCTGAATGTATGTTATTAAACTACACTCAGCATATATTTTAGATATACATGATGTGAAATTGATTTTAGTAACTACCAATCTGCATTCATATATATCTTTTCTTCATCAAAATTAGTTTCTTCGAGAACCTTACTAAATTGAATATAAATCTCACAGACTTTATAGAATAAAAATGCATCATTAGAATCTAATGCTTCACTGCATATCTCATCGGCTTCATCAATAAGACTATCAGTTACAAGTCCATTTTTAAATGTCAAATAATCAGATCTATCACCACTCCAACGAATAGCCTGGCCTTTATAATTGAGTGGAGACATCTCAATTTCAAATCCTTTATCGGTGAAATGCTTTTCCACCATAAGAATTAATTTCTTTGACATTGTAACAAGGTCCTCAATTTGAGACTTTGTTATTTCAACATCTTTATCGTAATCTTCATCTCGATAATTGAAATGATATACAATCCACCAAAGTTTACGAAAATAAGCTACTTCATCACCATCTTTATTTGTACGATAAATATTACTATTACGGTATAAATAATTGCTTATAATATCAGCAAGGCAATCTTCAAAATCAATATTGTTTTCAGATGTATAATAATGCAAATCCTCAATAATCGTTTTAAGTTCGGAACTGTGCAACCCTGCAATAATATCTGTAAATGATTTTGTAATATGGCGATTTATAGGTTTCCTTGTGAAATAGACATCAAGTCCCATATATACCTCCGTATAATATACCTCTAATTAGAGGTATATTTATTTAATCGAGAACCCAATCAAAGTAAAATACTTTGTCTAAACATTTGACTTGAACAACAGGCCAACCACCAGCGGATCCACGCTCTTGAAATACACTGCATTCAATAGGTGTTTCCATGTGCGCATCAACCCATTCACCCATATCGCTTTCCTTCATATCATTCTGATCAGCCATCGCCCATAATGTATCATCACATGGAAGATCATTTAAAATATCACTAGCTTTTTCACAACCTGTATATCTTGCAAGAACATGACGAAGAACTTCACACTCAGCACAAAAACAACGAAGCTTGTTAACTGTACGAATTGCCATATTATATTCTCCTATGTTTAGTGAATGGAACCAACCCATTCAGTTTATAAAATGCTTATACTATATTATAATGATTTTGTCAATCATTATTTTTAGCAATTTGCTTTGCGCGATTTCGCCCTCTGATTTCTGCCTGTTTACGAATTGTTACCCATGATTTAATTTCATTATCTATAGAACAATCCTCTTCTTCAGAATGAATTATATTATGGGCTTTTTCACATACCCACATAAGATTTGACGGATGATTATTAAATACATCATGATCTTTATGATGTACATGCAGCTCGCCTTCACATATATGATCGGGATCAGTACATGCACATTTTTTAATTAAACACATTTTAGCAACATCTCGTGCTAAATGGTATGCAGCTGTGATAAGGTTTTCAACTTCTTTATCGTCACCTCGCCGAACTGCATTTATATGTTTCATCTTGCGAGCACGATATGCTTTTTTCGCACCGCGTTTAGCACAACTATCGGAACAATATATGGCATTTCTCGAATCTGATTCAAACGATTCGCCACAAATTTTGCAAACTTTCGTGTATGCCATATTTGTCTCCAATGCTTTGAACAGGAATTCCCGTTCAATTTATGGGTTATTTATACCACAGTTTAAATTCTCTGTCAACTAAAAAATTCAATCGACAGAAAAATTTTTCAAAGACCACCAAACGAGCATCTCGCTCATTTGATAGGGCTATAATACCACCATTCACCTGGTTTGTCAACAGAAAAATTTCGAAAAATTTAAGAAAATTGCATCAGACTGTATCAGAAATTTTGGTGCATTATTATACCACATTTTCAGTCGCTTGTCAACAGGAAATTCAAAAAATTTTTAGTCATTTAAATCTATAAATATAAAAAAGATTATATATTAAATTGCTTAATATATAATCTTCGGCAGTGCAAACTTTATATTATTCATTATTATTTGAATTTGATTTATCTTCAAGTTCAAGTTTATATTTATAATAAGTGGAGATAATATAGATTGTAAATGTTATTAAGAATAAAATAATAAGTGTATCATGGTTCATATCCTTAAATATGTTAAACCAAAAATAGCTACCCATAATCAGCCTTATTTGTTATCAAGTAACTTTTCCATTGAACTTATTGCAACTTTAATTGCTTTTCCAAGCTCAGTAGGATTTACCATTTTATATTTATTTGGAACATGATTATCACGTCGCCATTTATTATGTCTAATTAAAATCGACATAGCATCTTTAATTGACATTTCATTATTATTGTCATCATCCCAATTAATAGATGAATCCCAATCTTCTTTTGGAAATGAACTTACATCTACACCACCATAATCTACATCAAATAACATACAATCTGTATCACAGTAAATGTCACCATTATAAATTGCATATGTATCATTATTAATATCGTATTTAAGCTTTTTTCCACAGTGTTTACAATACATATTAATCCTCATCTTTGATTAGAGAATTTCCATCATATAGTTTATCAGTTAAATAAGCTATTCGTATTAACTTCGAACCACAGTTCTTCATAAGTTCAGTATTATCGTGGAAACAATGAATATCACCGTGACTTATTTCTTTAAGGCATAATACAATATTAATTACAGCGTCTTTTAAAATTTCCATATCTTCCACAATCTTGTGGTGTCATATTATATATTCCTTATATGTAATAAGTTTAGAAAAGAACATTAAGCTCGTATGCAGCTTTATGACCGTATAAACGTAGTTCTTCAAGAATGTATTTTTGTGGAAATGCACGACATCCTTTTTGTTTTGGCTTAGCTGTAAATCCTATAATAATAAGATTATTATGAACAACAGTATAAGAATAAATCTTTTTGCCTTTTATTTTCACTTCTTCAAAAAGAATGCTATTTAGCTTTTTAGATCTTTTCTTATATTGTCTGTTGTTCATAATTTATCTTATCAGTGATATTTGAGAAGGAAGTTTGGGGATACACATTTGAAGTTTTGCTGCCCGTCTTGTGAATAGAAAACAAACCCTTCAATATCGTTTAAGTCAATATTAGACAACGAGTGATCAATTTTATCAATTATCTTTTCAACAGAATCAGGAATTGAATATTTCCAATCATATACATGAACATGCGGAAGATTATATTTATCGCACAAATCAATCATATCTTTGATTGGTAGACGAACACCATCAAACCAAATATGGAACACTACAAAGTCATGTTTATTTTTTAATGAATAAGTACGTTTTTGAATTCCATCACCATAAGTTTCACCTTGAATTGCAACAGTTTTCAAATGGTGAGATTTTTTCAAATCACGCAATACAGATTCCATATTGTATTTAAATCCTGATTCTGCCCATACGTTGCATTTGTAGTAGTTTCCACCATCTGAGTCTTTATCTGGATTTTTAATTACATTATGTGAACCTACCATATATTTATCTTTTTCATTTAAGATAAATGAAGTAGAGCATCCATCAACTTTTTCAGTAATAACATATTTATCATTACAGCCAAAAAGATGTGGCAAATTCTGAATGCGTTCAGATCCAGTTTTTGGTAACCAATCAGGCCATTTACATTTGTCTTTATCTTTTTTATGTACAAAGACTTTTGCCAATAACCATCGCACTGGTTTATATTTCATCAAATATTTTACAATTGGATTTTTGAAAAACTTTCGGTGGCGATCCATCGCACGTTGGAAATCAGACACTTTAGGTTTAGAGCATACGTTTTCCTGTATAGAATCAGGATCATATTTTTCTACATGCAATTTATCAGTTACAAAATCACCTTCTTTGCAATCTTTTAATTCAGGAAAATCAGACAATGCTAATACAAGGCCCTGTGATATGACACCACAAATTTTAATTGGCTTAATTCTAAATTTCTTAGAAGCTAAAAATGAAAATCGATTATCATTTTGAGGCAACAATGAATCAACTTCAAAATACACTACTAAGTCACCATTATGAATATTTACGGGTGCAACACATTTCCAACCTAACACAGTAATAAGATGCACCTTATCATAACCATGTAGTGGCTCAGTATTAAGCACTTTTGCAATATAAGCTAACTCACGCTCACCTTTATTGTTTAACATCTAAGCTCTCCTCATTTATTAAATGATTATCGACACATTGCTGCAAAAAATCCTTATTTAAGTGATAATAGTATTCCTGATAAGATATACTTTTCATAGCTATTCCACCCCTATATATTAATTAGCAGTCACAGTCATCATCATCTAATTCTTCAATGTCATAATATTCATCAAATGGCATTCCAATTTCATCTTCCATCGAAGCTTCATAATCATCAGAAAAACTTAAATAGCATTCCTCACAAAGAGCAAGTGCCGAGTTGTGTGACACATAAACTGCAGGATTAAAACAACACATACAAGTCTGACGTTTACGTTTTATGAGCTACCTCTTTGAAAGATTGAACAGGAACCATTCCCGTTCAGTTTATGGTTTATTTATATCGCAGTTTTAACCGCCTGTCAACTAAAAAATTCAGAATTTTTGCATCAAAATTCTGATAAATTTCTGATACAGTCTGATGCAATTTTCTTAAATTTTCTTGTTGACGAATAACTGTTTTTATGGCATAATTTATTTGACGGTGCTGTGCAATCTGACGATTATCAGTTTAGCTTTGTTAGCATGTTTATATAAATAGACCCTAGGCAAACACCTAGGGTCTACTTATTTATATAGTTTATTTATCTTTATCTTTTTTCTTTTTATATCTTATTAAACCTTTTTTTATTTTTCTTTTTAGAATGTGTATTATTTACATTATTAGTTAGATTCTTAGCATCATCTAATGACAATGTAATTTCACTAGGTTCATCTTTATCCACATCTTCATCATTATACCGAATAATTTTATATCCACGCTTTTCCCTATCTTTATCTTTAGGGATTTTAGCTAGAATTTCATCAGGTACAGGAACCGTTTCACGAATTAAAAATGGCGCACAACAACCCTGAATTGATGAGCACGCCACCTGAAGTGCATGTTTTAATCGCTGTTCAACAGGCATATATGGTGCAAGTTCATTTAACACTTTCATAGCACCTAATGCAACCGATCCACCAATACCAATTGAATCTACATTATCAGCTGGTTCAATAATTGAAAGATCCATCTGCATTCTATAAATACGATCTTTTACAGCAATTAAAAGTTCCCAAGCGTCATCTTCATCAAAGTCATCTGTTAGTGCTCTAACAACAGGTGTAAATTCATTAATTAAATATGATAGATTAATATCATCTGTTGCTAATTCATCTTCTGCTGGAAATATACCTGGAACATATTGTAATAGATTAGGCAATCTAAATGTACCAGCACACCCAATTAATACATCGCGTCTACCAACAGGATTAAATACTTTACAGTTTTTAACTATTGATCGATCAATTGAATTTGATGCGCAGGAATCTGCAGCAATATAAGCTTGTTTTGATTCGGTATCTACATAAGCTAATGCAACAGTCATACTAAAGCTCCATTATAATTAAATATTATTTACCCACTTTGTGGCAAGATATTCTTCAAAGTTAGGATTTGAGTAATTAATCCTGACTATGTTAATCTTACCATCATTTATAGTATACACTACATTTGCAAAGAAATTTAACATAGTCATAAATAATTATTTCCCAAATATAAATCGAACAAGTTTAAGTAATGAGTCTTTAAGTTCATCACAGTCATCATGATTATCTTTATTATCGATTAAAGACTCAATAGGAACTTTCTTCTTATCAGCACGAGCTTTTGCATTACATGCTTCTTCAAGATTCTTTTTACGATTTACAATCTTATTGTAAATATCATCCATAGAATCTTTAGCATCTACTTTAATATGTTCTTTATCATCCTTGTCATCTTTCTTGTTATCATTATTTAGTTTAATATAGTCATCTAATCTCTGATATGCTGATGGACATTTACAAGTCCATTTAGTATCTTTCTTATCTGTATTTGGTTTATCATCAGTAGAATATTTTGGTGCTTTAATAACATCAGCTAATCGTTTAAATGGCTTATCATAATCATCAAGCCAATACCATCTAAAGCCATGTTTATTATCAGAAATAAGTTTCAAACAATCACGGCGTCTACGATGATCAGCTAGCCAATCAAAATCAGTATTCCATGTTTTATCTAAAATACTATCTTTAATAGCACTATTTAATTTTGTCTTATCTGTAGAATGACTAAATGTACGAGTCTCTTCACTCCACTTTGTATCACCAACAGTTTCAACTTTATGATAAGTACAAGACCTATTCTTATCATCTCCATTATCAGTTAACTTAATAACTGTTTTACATTCAACACCATCAACGTCTTTTTTCAGCACTGCTTTAAATGTACAGTCCTTATCTTTTTCACGATCGATCACAGATTCTTTTGCGTCAATACGATACCCGTCTTTAATATAAGAATGAATAGCGTCAGAGGCAATAGTGTTCATATCGTTGGAATCATTAAATTTTGTTAACATAATTATTTCTCCTCTAAATGATTAATTGTTTCATAATCATTAATAAACTTCTCTTCATCAGTATCACCGGATAAATACCAGTCAAGTGAATGTAATACTTGTCCAAGCTTTCCAAGATCTTCACAAATAAGTTTCATATATGTAAGTGTTCGTGAATCTTTTGGTTTATACGATTCATCGGCACAACCATATTCATACAAACCAATCTCGCGAGCAATCATATCTTTTAGATCAAACAGGACGTTGTCCCTATAATCAAAAGCTCCACCACTCATGTTAAGTTCTCCCTATCACTATAAGTTACTCACCAACAAACACATGCTTATTTATATAACCTCTATCCTGTGCAAGAATAGGCATTGCAAAGTCAATAGCCCAATCGCTATGTTCTTCACCGCGATTATAACATGCTGTACCTAGCTTTTTATAAATCTCTAAATCATTCCAATTTATATTACGTTCAGTAAATAGTTTATCTTGTAATTTATCACAAGATAAGCCATGTAGTTCTTTGTGGCTAAATACAGATTGTGCTAATGCTTGAATTGAGTTTCTTGTTGCATCCTGCTGTCTCCAAATAATGCAATTACATACATCATCTTTTGGAACATTAAATGCTCTACAATCAAACGTAGCACCCATCTTTAAAGCTTTATTATATGCAGCTATCGGTAAGTTACCAAGATTAATAGGAAGAATACGTTTATGAACTTCTTCTCTAAATACATCATTAAACTTTAATGTACATAATGAAGATGCAACTGAACATATTTTTTGAACTTCATTATCATACCATGCTGCTGAAATTATCACTTCCAAGTTTTCATCAAATGCTTTTAACTTTTCAATAAAGTCTTTTATCGTCATTGCAAATTCTCCCTATTTACCGCAATCCACAGTGTCAATGATCAAGGTACCTTTGTCGTCTACATACCACATTGCGTATGCGTCAGGTCCGTCAGTATCAGGATCGTCATACCAATCATTTACACAGTCACCACAGTGAATAAGGACGTTTGTATTCTGATCGTAGTTCTGAAGCTTTTTGATTAAGTCTGCAACTGTCATGATTTTGTCTCCATGGTGAATGAGGATCCATTCCTCATTCATTTGTTACGTTATTTATACCATGAATCAAACTATCTGTCAACCAATTTTTTAACCTGGTTGAAATTTTTTCAAAGAGTCTATCAAACAAGCTTCGTTGCTCATTTGATAGACCTATAGTACCATATTTCAGCAAGCTTGTCAACTAAAAATTTCAGGTATTTTTCTAATTAAAAATCATCCATTGTTTCATTATTATCAGGATCATTAAATGGATCATATGATGGTTCTAAATCATCTTGTCTTTTCATTTCATCATAATAATCAAACGTACTACCTACTTTCCAATCATCATCTGTAGAACAATCCCATCTATGATTTTTACATGTATCAAATCCCTCATAAGCTTCTTCATCTGGTTTTAAATCATTAAATACATTGTCATCATCCCATATATTATGCTGCTTTGGTTCACCTGTTAAATAGTCAAATGTGTCACAATCAAATGAATCATCATACTCATCACAATAACGGCCATCATCATCCCACATCGATGAATAATAATGATCCCGCCATGTGTCTTCATAATCCCATCTATTATTAGGCTTATATAATTTATTACATTCTGCTAATTGTTCTTTACTTGCATTTATAATATGTAAATTATAATTTTCACTTAACGCTTCATGCAAATAGTCTTCAATTTCACCTGGCATAAATCCAGACTTTTTCATTGCTGTAACTGTATATGCCATAACATCAAACACTGTATTAAGTCCTTGAATACTATACATGTATACCTCCATATCGGCTTATTGAATGGAATCTGTTTCCATTCAATTTATGAGTTATTTATACCACAGTTTAAATTCTCTGTCAACTAATTTTTTCAATCAGTTGAATTTTTCTTGTCAACGCTCAAATGACCTGTTCGTCATTTGATAGGCATATAATACGACAAATCAACCTGGTTGTCAACTAAAAAATTCAAAAAGTTTTGTGTCAGTCTGTATCAGAAATTTTCTTTAATTTTTCTGTTGACAAGTTCAAGATTTTGCGATATAATTAAATTGGTGCAATCCACAACATAGTTGTGCAGTCCAAAGTATAAAATAAAAGGGTATACATTATGTGTATACCCTTAACTTTATTCATATTTAACTAAACAATCATCTTACTCATTTTCATCAGTGTTTCATTTGTATTTTTATCAAAGTTCTCACCAACAACTATCTCTTCAAGTTGAACTTCAACAGGGCGATCTTCAATAGCGTCATCATCAATCTCCCAAGTGTCAAGTGTGAGATTAATAAATAACTGCTGTAATTTACACCAAGCAATAATGGTATCATAATCCAATGTACCATTTAATTGACGGAACTCAAGGTGCATTTCTTTTGTATCTCTTTTAACATTGCAGAAATTTAATTTACGATAGCGATCATGAATAAAACGCTCGTTAACAGAGCGTGAATATCTGGCTTTGTTTCCTCTGCGATTGTTTGGAACACATTTATCGAATAATGTATTTTCACTTTTACGATATGAACGTGCAAAGTGTTTCATCAAATCTTCACTAGCAATGTCAACAGGGAATGACATATGGATGTGCGTTCCACATGTATTGTTAACAACACCTTCAAATTTGTCTTTGATTAATTTGCAAACAGCTTTTAACTCATTTAAATCTTTTTTGCAATTAAGATTGAAAATTGGTGAAGTCAATTCAAATCCACGATAATTGCTAGGCTGTGCAGCCATACGATCGACAGAGCCATCTTTTCCAAGTTCCCACTGTTTACCATCATTCTTATGGTATGACATAATAGGATTATAACGATCTTCACCAACTCGTTTATACATAGCCTTATTGAAGTCAGCAAGTTTAGACGGATTGCCGATAAACTCCAATTCAACACCAAACTTAATAGGAACTTTGTGTGCAGGATCCAGATCGTATGACTTTTTAAATGTATCAACAAGTGCAAGCATAGTATCACGTTTCATACGATATTTATTGCCTGAATTTTTAAATACAATGGATAAGCTTACAGGTGCTGTTTTAACAACATCAATACCGATAGCATTGAGAATCTTTTCATTCTCTTCACCAATTGGCTCATTACGACGACGAGGTGCATGAGCTGTACCACTTGCAGTTGCTACAGCACCAGTTTGACGATTATTCAACATATTGAATAAACGATGTAAATATTTTTCCTGTGACTCGTTAGCTTTTTGTGTAAAAGCACGGGCAGTGAAAAGTGGTTGCATTAAAGGGAGATATTTATTTGGATTGACAACCAGTGCATTAAAGCTAAAAGACACGTTATCGATTGTAACTTTTGTAATACCATTAATAACTGGCATGCTGAATTCTCCATAAAAGAAGCCCGATGGAGAGAACCCATTTCTCTCCATTTGTTAGTCATGATTATACGGCAAATCGGTTTGCTTGTCAACTAATTTTTTAACTGAGGTAAATATTTCCAGACTTGTTGTTGTACGAAAATGAAACATGAGCTTTCAATTTGTAAACACGTTTGTAACGACTCCAATCATAGTATGACTCTTTATAGAGAGTAACTCTTTTAATGCAAGTTGCGTTAGCACGTTTAAACCCACGAACTTGGTTTATGCGTGCCATAATATTGTCAATAAAATCTGCAGACAAGTGATCAATTCGTAGATTCCTAGTTTTAAAGTTAACCTTATTCAAAGACTCGCTCATCTTCCGACGATCAGACCTACATTTATTGATCTGTATAATTTCATTTTCATCGTCTGTATAAATACCCTTTTCCGAAACAACAAAGAATGATTTTTCATTTACAATATCACCTTCATCCGGCCGCAAAGTTCTCGGATAAGTTTTGCGATTGTACTTCCTAACCTCAATCTTAAGAAAAGAATGGCTTGTGTCATGAGTGTCTTTTGTCCACACACGATAAGTCACACCCTTTTCTTTTGGGTTAGTTAAATCAAAGAATGATTTAGCGCCTGAAAAACTATTGCTAATAGTAAGTGGTGAAATGACATAGCCTTTATTAAGGTAGTCTTTAATGAAGTTACTATATCTTACATTCAATTCTGCTATTCCGAATACCATATTTATACCCCACGTATTGGTTAGTTATTGAACAGGATCCATTCCCACTCAATTTATGGGCTTATTATGCCGGAAATTTGCCTGGTTGTCAACTAAAAAATTCAGCTGACGAAATTTTTTCAAAGAGTCTTGAATGAGCACCTATCACTCACTCAATTTATGGGCTTATTATGCCGGAAATTTGCCTGGTTGTCAACTAAAAAATTCAAAAATTTTTTAAAAATTTAGCCATTTTTCTGTTGACAAACACTAGATTTTGTGGTAGAATTGCACCGTTTTTGGCTATTTTAGGCCTAAAAAGCTGCCAAGATTGCACCACCAAGTCTATTATATCACAGATTTTTGGCTTTGTCAACAGAAAAATAAAGAAAAAGTGTGTCAAACTGCATCAATTTTCAGGTACAATCTAACACACTTTTTGCATTTTTAACATATACATTTAATGTATGTTCTAATTGCCAATCTAACGGAATCATTATATTATTTGGTAATCTCAATAATGTATGACAAACTTTATGACTTCTAAATGATGTACTTATAACCGTGAAATCAGCAATATCATGAAGTGACATTTCAATAGCATCTATAATTGCTAATTTATCTACTTTGTTTAATTCTGCCCAATAATCTACAAGACCATATAAATCATCTTCTTCAATTAAACAATGCATTATATGTTCCGGTCTGCAAACAATGTACTGTGTAAATATATATTCAACAGTTGTATCGTGTTCAAATAATTTTAAAGTCTCTAAATACATATTATGATTCCCTTCCTATGTCACCAATCATTGCGAGTAAAAGAAATGCAACTATACATATAACGATGAATAGAACAATCTTCATATTATTCTCCATCATTCTTTTCTAATTGTCTTTTCTCTACTAATGTATAATGTACAAAGTATGCAAGCTATGTTAAAATTATTCCGATACCTATTCCTAATAGGAAGTAAATTATAATATGCCTCCGTCACATGGGTTATTCTCCATTTGCTAACCCAATTAAATATTGGGTCATTGTTATAATCATCATCTTTTTCTATTAAAGTTCCTAACGAATTATCTTTATTTATTGTACCTTCTAAAAAGACTCTTGAATTATTTTTATAATGTTCTACAATTCTAAACTGTTTATCGTGTTCTCGTCTATACAATAATACTTGTTCTATTGCCTCACTAGCATACTCGAATCTAACAGGTTCATCAGACACTGGCACTTTGCTAACATAATTAAACATGTCGACAAATTCTATGTCATCATATATGGAACCTTTATATTTAAGTGGTTCCCATGAATTGTTCCATTCAAAATATTCTATTGTAAAATAAGTATGTCGTCTGATGTATTCTGGATTGAGCATACTTAATCCTTTAATATTAAATATAAAACTTTGTTGATTTAAGTAATCTCTCTGTAGTAGAAATTTCTTTTACCTCATACCAATCATAATCTTTATGAGTTTTCATAACATGCTCAGCACCATATAATGCAGCACCCTGATGATCAAAAGTTTGAATATGTGTACCACCGCCTTTGAAGTGGTACGTAACAATATACTCAGTTTTAGATGTTGAATCGTTCATTGATTAATCTCCGCATCTATTTCCGTGTTCATCCCATATAGAGAGACAAACAGCATTATCTTCAAACCGAACACAATCACGATGTAACCCAGTCCACCCCTCGGCATCTTCAAGATAAACCTCAAGGTCCCCATCAAATGTACCAAGTAAACGAATAAGTTCTTTAACTGTTAGTATATTTGATTCGTTCATACAGCATCCTCCACTGGACAATATTTATCAGACATTATATGCAGCTCATAAACATCATCATAAACGTCTGAAATGTCAAAGCAGTCATATTCATCTGGTTTAAGTGAAGCAATCTCATTAATAAGTTCATCAATGAGGGTAGCAATACGGATTCCTTTTCGTTTATTCTCAGACATGGCTCAACTCCATTTATCAGCAACAAAGAAAAGACCAGCAATAATTGCAATAAGTACAATTCCAGCGACTATCTGCATGATTATTTCTCCATAACAATTTTCTTAAATGTTTTGTTAATGTGTACATGACAGTGTTCAACGCTTGAACATTCTCTTGCATGTGCTTTTGCCTCACCCAATGTTTTGTACGGCCAATAATATTCTGTCCATTCTTCACAATCAGGCGCCACCCAATACTCAAAGTTTTCATCAATTACATTATCATCATTAGATTCATTTAAATCAGTGATTTTTTCATCATAAGTTTCTTCTATTGTATAAGGCAAATCCATATCTTTATAATAAGTCGCATAATATTCAATTGCATTATCTAATGACTCATGTGTAACAAAGTCCTCTATGTTTGTTATATCTCGGCGAGAGTTATCACGAAAAACTGTAAGTATGTATAGCATATATAACTCCAAATTTACTTAAGGGTTATAATACCAACTTTGCCATTGTGTTTATATTTAACATCAACTTTTAATCTATTGTCATATTTGTAAACCTTAACAGTATCAATGCAAGACGCATTGGCACGTTTAAATCCGGGTTTGCTATTAATACGTCTCATAATGCCATCAATGAAATTTGCCGGCAATTTTTCTTTGACAATGAATCTTCCATAATTAAAGGGATTGCTTACAGGTTTATTCATACAACGATCAAGTTTCAGATTTACAAAGCGAGTAGCTTCATCAAGATCATCAGAAAATATTTTATTGTCATTCTTTTCTTTAAACATATAAAAGAGCTTTTCATAAACAACTTCACCTGAATCTGGCCAAAGTGTCTGCTCTTTTGCTACCTTGCCATCATAGCCTTTTCCGTTTATATACTTTTTAACACGCAGACCAACTACATCAACAGTCTGCCACCAATCTTTTCCAACTCTCAATGGCTCATCAACCATCCAAACTCGAAGTATATGTGAATTGTCATTCGGTTTAATTAAATCAATATGAGTTTTTTTCTTTGAATAAGATCCATTTTCTGTAAACGGTGAAATAACATAGCCTTTTCCAATAAAAAGCATAATAGCCGCATTGAACTGATTAGCGATTTCTTTTGCTGTAAAAATTGACATGCTATTTCTCCATTATTAAACGCGAACGAATTAAACTGAACAGGAACCATTCCCGTTCAATTTATGAGTTATTTATACCGTGTTTTCTGCCGGCTGTCAACTAATTTTTTCAACCAGCGAAATTTTTTCAAAGAGCCTTGAACGATGCTTTATCCGTTCAATTTATGTGCTTATTATGCCGTAGATTCAGGACCCTGTCAACTAAAAAATTCAAAAAGTTTTGCATCAAATTTCTGATAAATCTGATGCATTCTGATACAATTTTCTTAAATTTTTCTATTGACAAATGATGCTATTTGTGATAAGATTGCACCACTTTTGGTGCCTGTAAATAGGCTTAGGATTGCACCGACTCGGTTACACCGACTCGGTTATTCTATAATAGCACAAGTGCACCTTGTTTGTCAACTAAAAAATTCAGAAAAATAACAAAAAATTTTTACAGCCTGATTATTTTCTGTTGACAAGCAAGCCAACCCATGATAATATACACGCATACTGATTGAGATTGAGCTCAATCAGTGACTTTGAAAAAAATTTCAACCAAGTTAAAAATTGGTTGACAAGCTCAGAAAAGCGTGGTATAAATAAAGCATCAAATGAATGAGGAATGGGTCCTCACTCATGACTTATAGGGAGTATGATATGGCAGTTCGGTTTACAAGCAAACGCGAAATTGTTGAGGGACTTCGTAAACAAATCGAAATGAAAGATTCTACGGCTATTCATACGCTTATGTTTGTGTTTGATCGCCAGGTTGAAGACGAACAAAATCAGGAAGTTGTTAAATACAACAATGGAATGGGATTTAAACCACAGGACGCAAAGCTTGGATCATCGTTTGCAAAGTGGTACCAGGATAAGGGATTTTTTACAGCTAAACAAATGAACTGTGTTAAACGTCTTGTTTCAAAATATGCCGGCCAGGTAGTTGAAGCTAAAATTTGTGCTGGCGAGATTAAACAGCTTGGGCGCGGTGATTGGATTTGGGGATAAAAAATCTTCAAAAATTAGTTGACAGACTTTTAAAAGCATGATATAAATAAAACATAAATTGGATGGAATGGTTCCATCCAATAAATAAAGGGGACAATCATGTGATACACTGTAGAATATATGTTTAAATATGGAACGCGTACTTATACTGATTCACCAACTATTGCACCGTTTCCGACTTTGGATCAAGCGTTGTCTTTTATTGAGGATATGAAAAAAGCTTTTTCGAATTCCATTGAGTGGATTTATATTCATTGCCTTGAGGGGTAGTATAATGAATAATAAAGACGAACGACTTAAAAAATTAGTAAAGCATCAATCAGGTTAGTGTCTATAATTGATCATGAGTTTAATCTCACGGACAAAGAATTAGACATTGTTGTTAAAAGTATTTGGGGTGGAATTGATAAAGTTTTAGATAAACGTTATAAGGAAGTAAGGAATCGTCACATGATTCACCCTGATATTGAGTACTAATAGTGGAGGCTGTTATGACGGACAACTTCAAACTTATTAAAGAATTAATTCAATCTCAGTGGTGTAATAAGTCATTGCTAGGCAGTCAGTTTGATGATTTTACTGATGCATTTTATACAATAGAAATTATTGGTTATTGGGCGCGTAAAAGATAATGCCCGTATTATAGCGGGCAATAATAAATTCAAAACATATTATATTAAAACAATAAAAGATCTTGATAATTATGAAAATGAAATTAAGTTACTCTGTGACACACTTAATATGAGAGCTTATATTTCAGTCAATCATAAATCCATGAAGCATGTGACATTAAATACTATGGCTGAATATGCAAATAGGATTGCACAAGACAATTTTACAAAACCATATTCTGTATTTGATTCATGTGCTGCAAAATATGTGGAGCGATCTGATCAACTGTGGATTATTGATGTAGATAAAGAAGATGCTGATTATTATAGTCTAAATGCGCCTATGACAGTGGATGATCTTGTTGATAATTATATTAAAATAGTTGAAACATGTGAACCTAAAAAGAAAGTTGTTGCTGTAATTCCTACAAAGTCCGGTAGGCATATGTTCATATGAAGAATTAATTGCAGATCGTAATATAAGAATTGTAGCACAAGCACTAATTGATACTATTAATGTACTATGTAATGTATATGGCTGTGAAAATTCTTATATACGAGATCTTGGTAAAGACTTAATTAATAAATATGGTGAAGATTTAGCTGATATTGTAAACAGTGTTAATGGAGTATAACAATGTACCGTGAAATAGAAAAGGAACAAGATATACTTGATTTACTTTCTGAGCATACGCTTGCAATGTATAATCGTTTATCACCTATATATAAAGATCATGCAATGAATCTTTTATCACAAAGATTGGATTGGTGTACTGCAGATCAAAAAGATATTGATGAAACAATGAAGTGGATTATAAGAATTGAATTATAAAATGTTTTAAATTTATTTATCCATTTGAGAATTCCAATCACGTGTAGTATTATTGAAATCCATATTCTCGCATAGTTCATTATCTAAATCACTAAACATATATCTTTCAAAAATATCAGTGTGATTTTTCTGTTTGTCTAATGCTTTATTGAAAGCATCAATACAGATGGAATCCCTAACAATGTTGTAATCATTTCCACGTAATTTTGTAACTCTGTTTACCGCTAAAGGAAAACCAATATCCTCAGTAAGTCTTTCTGCCATTTTGTATATTGTTTGATAATCTCTATTTATACAAATGACATATTCAATTCTGTTATATTCAAGTATAACAGCATAACAAGATTCACCAGTGCTTAACCTATAATTATAACTGTCACTGTAATGAGCTACTATCTCAAGTCCAGTGACTTTATTCTTTAATACAATAGTTTCAACTATCATAAGTCACCTTTTTCTTGAAATGGTTATTCTACAGATTAGAAATTAAAATTCTAATCCCTATATTATGTAGATTGTTAACAAACATATAATAATAATAATAATAATAATAATAATAATAATAATAATAATAATA